TCGAGGAAGGTCTCGTACCCGTACTCCTTCCCCTTGTGCATCAGGGCTTCCCAGGGGAAGAAGTCGGAGTTCACGTTGGCGCCGTAGTACTCCCCGGCGCCAAGAGCGGTCACGAGGACGTAGCAGTTCTTCTTCCGGTCCTCTGGCTTCAGCGTCTTGATGAGCTTCTTGATCGGCTCGGCGGTGTCCCACGCTGGCCCCGGCACGCCGGCAGTCTTCTCCATGGCCCCACTGAAGAGCCCTTGAGCGAAGACGCCCTGCTCGGACTTGCCGAGGAAGTGGGACCGCTTGATCATCTACTTCTTGGCAAGAGAGTCGACCTGCTTGCTGAAGGCCGAGGTCTGCTTCTTGAGGGCCGCCGCGAGCTGCTTCGGATCCTTCCGCAGATCCTTGTCTCGGTCGATGTTCTGCATCAGACCCTTGTGCAGTTCTCCGACCGCACGGAGCTTGGCGTCACGAGAGACCTCGCCGGCGGTCGGGCCCTTGTGCACCTCGGGCTTGTCGTACTTGATCGACTCGCCCGGCCGGAACGGATTGACCACGTTCTTCCGCATGTCGATGATGTTCTTGATGGCCACGCCTTCGTTGCCCGAGACGTCGGCCACGCTCTTCAAGAGAGCGCCGCCCACCAGCGGGTCAGCGGTCATCTCCGGAGCGTAGCGGTGGATGGCGTCGAAGGACATCTGGAGACGATGCTTGTCCATGGCCTTCAAGTCGGGGTTGACCTTCATGATGGCCCGAAGGTTGCGGCTTTTGGAGAGTCCTCGCTTGGCCGAAGAGTAGAGGTCGCCGGCCAGGTCGTTGGCGATGCCCGCCGCGACTCCGGTACCTACGGCCAGCCCCCACTTCCCCCAGGCACCCATCTCCGCGATCTTGTCGAAGGTGTGCTCGGAGATGGCGTCGAGCTCGCGAGCCACCCAGGCCACGTCTTCGGGAGACTCCTGCTCCACCTGGACCAGCACCGCGGCCGTCTTCTGCATCAGGGCGGGGGCCGTCTCACCGGCGTACTGCACGAGGGCTTCCTTGGTCAGCATCACGAAACTCCTGGGGGGACTGGCGTGTCCCCGAGCATGGCCTTCTGGACGTTCGGATCGAACCCGGCCTTGTGCTGCCGGTAGCTGCCCACGGCGCCAACACCGCCGAGACCTGCGGTGATTGCGGTGCCGGGGTTCTTCACGGCCAGCTTCCCGGCCCCGGCTGCGGCACGCCCCAGCATCCCGGCGATGGCGCCGACGACTGCTTCCTTCTGCATCTTGGCGTCCAGCCGGCGAGCCGTGGCCGCCAGCTTAGCGAGCCGACGTGCCGCCACAGAACTTCTCCTTGATGAAGGAGTTCACCCGGCCCAGCTCGACCTCGACGTCGGTCAGCCCGCTCGCCACCTTCTGGATCTCGGAGTCGAGCGAGAGGTAGGCGCGGAAGGTGGTGACCAGCGGGTGGTTCTCGTTGAGGATCCGGTGGGCCACCTTCTCGAAGCCCTTCACCTGCTCCTGCATCTGGGCAGGGGAGGCCACCTTGTCCTTCAGGAGGCGCACCACGAAGGGCTGGAGAGCCGAGGAGATCTTCTCCTGCTCGACGCCGGGGATGCGGGAGGAGGCCACGACGTCCGCGAGCGAGCCGCCGTTCAGCATGTGGCGGCGCACGTGGTCGTAGTAGTCCTCCTGCGCCTCCTTCCACAGCGTGTCGAGCGTGGAGGCGGTGTGGGTGAGGTGGTCGCGCAGGGAGGTGAGGTCCTCCTTCACACTGACGATCTCCTCCACCACGGCGTCGCGGGTGTGGGCGACCTCGGCGGTCTTCTTCACCTGGAAGAGGTCGGCCAGGAGGTTGTCCGCCACGGTGCCCTCGATGGAGGCCCGCTTCTCGACGCTCGAGCTGTAGTCGGTGTCGACGGTGGGCGTCCGCAGGGGGCTTGCCTCTTCGCCGAGGCTGCCCAGGATGACGGTGGAGTCGGCGAGAGCGAACTGCGGGTAGCTCTCCTTCGCGCCGGCCGTCTTCGCCTTGTCGTGGAGGCCGAGGTAGGTCGCCTTGTTGGCGAACTCCACCACCCGACGCACCTGGTCGGCGTTGATGTCGGCGTGCTCGCTCGCGAGCTTGGCGATCCCCTCGTTCAGCGGGATGCCTTCGTCGAGGAACCGGTTCGCCGCCTGCTTCCCCATCAGCTCGAGAGCCTCGGGAGAGAGGGACGGCCGGTGCTTCCGGTCGCTGATGAGGTACGTCGTCAGGTCGTCTCGCATGAGGTATGCTCCGGATTCAGCGTAGATGGAGGGTCGCCACTTGGGAAGCACTTTCACCCAGCTCATGACCGTCCCCGAGGCCGCCGCGCGGCTCGGGTGCTCGAAGCGCTCCGTACACAACTACCTCAAGAAGGGCTTCTTGAGGAAGGAAGCAATCCGCAACCGAGCCGTCCTCGTGAAGTCCGAGGACGTGGAGCAGCTGGCTGAAGAGCTCGGCACGGACTTCCCTGTCGTGAATCGGCGCACCGTCTTCCAACTCAACAGGCGCATCACGCAACTCGAGGAAGAGATGCGGGTGATGAAGACCATGTGGGAGGCAATGGGCATCCAAGAGAAGCCCCTCAAGATGGATGACAAGGAAGCAGCCAGCCTCCACAGGGCCGTCATCGATTACCTGACCCTGCCCAAGTACCAATTGAAGGAACTCGACTCCTGGGCAGGCATCTTCAATCAGGTGGACGAGAAGGCCATCGAGCATTTGGCTGCCGTCACGGGGAGCGCACAGCCCTGGAAGCCACTCTTCGACCTCGTGACCCGGATGTCGGACTTCCTCTCACCGAAGAAGGTGAAGGACGACCTCTCCCTCCAGGCCCTCAAGGCCAAGATGGAGCAGGGCCGCAAGAAGGTCAGGGCGGCGGCCCTCTTCTGGATAGAGTCTGGGAAGGGCACCATCCCCCAGGCCCTCTTCCAGGCCCTGGATACCCCCCAGGACGAACTGCGCCGGGCCCTCACCGGCCGGTAGCACCAATTCCCTCCAGACCCTTGGCATAAGGATTTGCTGGTCAGTAATGACCTGTCTGCCACGACTATCGTGGCTGTTTTCCCTTGCAAGGGGAGGAGACGAGTCCACCATGAAGCAGACCCCGAAGAAAGGCATCGCTCTCGATGCCGCCGCAGCCACCGCCGCAGAAGCCGCCGGTGCCACGGCGATTCCGCACCCGCCGTTCGCGCAGACCCCCCCGCCGGCGCCGACGATGCCGGCTCCGACCATCGCCATGAAGGCCAAGAGCCGGGAGGCCGTGTTCCAGCACCTCCTCAACTTCCGCAAGGAGCTGCCGGAGGAGCTCCGCGCGGAGACGGCCAACGCGCTGTACAACTCCGGCAACCTCGCCATGGCGGACCTCATCTCCGAGGGCAAGCACGAGGACGGCGCCTGGAACACGTCCCGCCGCTTCGCGGCCACGAACATCAAGGTCTGGCACATCCCGGTGATGGTCGCTGTCGCCGTCGTCGGCGTGCTCGGCTACAACTGGCTGGCCGACCGCTACGGCTGGCCGGAGTTCAGGGTGATGAAGTAGCTCACCGCTGAACGTAGTGAGAACTGGGCCCCTGGAGTATGAGGGGCCCAGTTTCTTACCTATCAGTCGATCTCGGACGAAGCTCCCGTACGCGCAGACGGGTTGAGCACATCGTGCCGCGGCACGCGAAGCATCGAGACGAGGAAGCAAAGCAGCATGGAGTGGAAGGTATCGTCCGTGCGGTCGGGTGCGTGCTTGTATTCGATCTGCCGAGTCTGCTCGTTGTACTCGCTGAAGATGTTCAGCATGTCGGCGCCGAAGGGTTCCTTGAAGTGGCTCCAGTCGGGGAAGCGGAAGACGTTCCTTCGCTTGATGGCGTTGAACACATCGCTCATCACTTCGGTGCGGTGGACGAGGAACCTCTTGAGGGGATCCTCCCACTTCACCTTCTGGCCCGGCTGGCTGTACTGGTACTTCCAGATGCGGCCCTGCCCGAACTTGCGGGTGAGGTGGTCGTTGCGATCGAAGCCGCCGCCGTAGTCGGCTCCCACACACTCGACCTGCCAGTTCCGGATCAACTCCTCCACAATGCCCAACTGGATGGGCGGCTCGAGCTCCTGCCCCTCGAAGCGGTGGACGTAGAAGATGGTGAAGAAGCCGTTGATGTAGGTGCCCAAGGAGAGGACGGTGTACGTCCCTTCGCCGGTGCCCCAGTCGATGCCGCAGAAGATGGGCGAGGTCCCAGAGGCATCGTGCTTCACCTTCGCCAAGGTCTGCGGCGACATGTAGAAGCCCTGGATGCAGTTGTCGATGATGTCCTGCTGCATCAGGGGACGGGTGCCAGAGTCATACGAGAGCCCGAGCACCTCGTTGTAGAAGCGGCCGCGCGGGTACGTCTGGAACTTCACCAGGATGTCGTCCCACTTCAGCCACGGCACCATCAGCTGCGGGATGCGGAAGCCCTCGAAGGCTTTGTCTCCAAGGCCACCGTCCTGCGCCGGCCTGCGGATCTCCGGGTAGAGCGAGGCCCACTGGGCCATCGGGTGCGTGGGGTTGATGACCTCGTTGCACTTGTCGCAGACGAGGCCCTTCTTCCCGATGCTGTCTTCCGTGAGGATGTTCCAGTGCCAGCTCGAGGAGTCGCCCGGCGTGCCGTGTCTCTCGCAGGGAACCACCCATTCGTTCTGGGTGCTGAAGTCGTTCCAGTACTTCTCGATGGCGTTGTCGAGAGTCTTCGGCGTCCCTGAGTAGGTGAAGATCTTGTAGGGGGAGTGGGAGGCGCACTCCTCGATGATGGGGATGTTGTCGGTGTTGATGTCCTGGATCTCGTCGATCTCGATCATGTCCGCTGGGATGCCGCGGACTCGGTCGGCGTGGTGGTACGCGTAGCGCAGCGTCACCTTCGACCGGTTGATGAACTGCTTCTCGAAGACGTTGTCCGAGAGCTTGGTGGTGGTCCAGCTCTTCAGAACTTCGCTGGTCTCCATCGGCTCCTTGAGCCGGTCTCTGGAGAAGGTCTTGGTCTGCTGGTTGGTGGGCGAGACGTAGAGGACGTTGAAGGCGTTGATGACGCAGCAGTAGGAGAGCGTGCGGTTGCCCAGCAGCGTGCTCTTCTCCACTTGGCGGCCGCACTTGAAGAGGGTGCGCCTGGCTGGTGTGTCGTAGGGGAGGCGGAGGTACTCACGCCCATCGAAGCTGAAGTTGACGTGCTTCTGGCTTTCCTTGTCGGGGATGCGGACAGCGAACTCAGTGAACCGGGAGGGGGAGATGTTGATGAGATCGGCCCGTCTCTTGGCGAGCTCGTCCTGGTCGATGTACTCCTCGGGGATCGCCGGCTCGTAGTCCCACTCCTCGGGGATCTCCGGTTCGCCGTTCACCATCACGACGTTGCTGCTGTAGTTCCGCATGAACTCTTCTGCACTGAGGACTTGCATCACTCTCCCTGCTACCCTGTGGTCGTGCTGCCGCCGTCCCTATCTTGGCTCCCCAGTGTGACTGACTCTCTTGGGAGAGCCGCTGGAACGCCAGCATCCCTCGAGACTCACAAGAGCGTCAACGCACTAGTGTACTCGATACGCATCCATTTCGCGTCCACCCTTCCCCCAAAGAGCCGGATGCTGGCGTGGAACATCGTCTGCATGTACGCGGCCAAGAACGACTGCATCATGGTCGGTCGGCCCACCTTCTCTGCCCTCGACATGCGCTTCGACGTAGGAATGAAGCAGCGTTTGGGCAAAGAAAGGAACTCGGAGCCGTAGGCATAAGCTCTTAGAGGAATCACACATGACCTTTGCTGATGGAATCCTGATTGGACTCCTTCTTGGCACCATCAACGGAGCTCTCTGGGGATACCTGGATGGCTTGGCTGCCGGAAGGAAGAAGGCGTGACCTACGGGAAGGGTACCGGAGGAATCGACGAGGTCGGCTACGGAAGCTGGGCCGGTCCCATCATCTCCGTCGTAGCCGTCTTCAACGACAACACTCGAGGCTTGCTCCCTGCGGGAATCAAGGACTCGAAGCAGACCACCGAGAAGCAGCGCGCCGCCGCCTACCCCGTTCTCATCTCCGCCTGCGAGGACGTGGGCATGGGCTGGGCGTGGCCCTGGGAGATCGACACCCTGGGAGTCAGCTCGGCACTCCAGCTCTGTTACGCCCGGGCACTCGCAGAGCTGAAGGTGCCGCCCGCCACCCTCATCGTAGACGGCAGCAACCACGTCGGCAGGTACGGCGGCAAGCAGATCGTCGAGCCCAAGGCCGACGTGAACCACATCGAGGTCTCCGCGGCCAGCATGATCGCCAAGCACCTGAGAGACACGATGATGGTGGACTACGGGAAGCAGTTCCCCGAATACGGCTTCGAGAACCACAAGGGCTACGGGAGCCCAGACCACGAGAAGGCCATTCACACTTACGGCCTCCTCATCAACAAGCAGGACACCACCAAGTACCTCCACAGGTGGCGCTACTGCCGGAAGGTAATGGGAAGGAAGCCATGACAGATAAGCAGATGCCACCCGCCGAGATCGACGCCCTCGTCCAGAAGGTCTGGGACGAGTCGCAGGCCAAGATCAAGGAGAACATCGAGTACGCCATCCGCTCTGAGCTGACGACTCGGGCGCAGACCACGACTCGCAAGAACATGGACGCGCTGTTGGCTCCCCTCATCAAGAAGGTCGTCGAGGAGCGTGCGGACTTCATCAAGGCCGCCCTCGTGAAGCGAGGCGAAGAGGTCGTCGAGAGGGCGCTCGACCGCTTCGACCAGGCGTTCAGGTTTCAGATGCAGCAGTCCCTGGCACAGGCAGTCCGAGAGCCGTTCGATACCCTCGGGGTCAAGCTCTCCGACATGATGTTCCACATCGTCGAGGACGTCATCCAGGCGCGGGCCAGGGAGCAGGAGAAGAAGCGCGAGGCGGAGCGGTGGCGGAAGCGCCAGGCCGAAGAGGAGGGCAAGGCGCCATGAGCAACTGCGTGCAGCCCTGCCTCCTCTGCGACGCTCCAGTAGAGCTCGCGCAAGAGAACTGGGTCTCGAAGGAAGCGCCACTCGCCCTCTGCGAGGACTGCTGTGCCGCCGAGAAGGGAGGGCTTCTGAACTGGCCTCTCATCAAGATGATCTACATGATGCGCTGTCAGATCGGTGCGCTCTACCAGCGCACGGACAAGCTGGACGCGCATCTGAGAGAGGTCCTGAGGACGCAGCAAGAGATGGAGCAGGCGCTGCTCGGCAAAGTCCGAGCGGCGTAGGCGGGAGGGGCGGCGACCCCTCCCCCTTAGCCCTCGAGAGTCTTGTCAGTGACGAGGGCCGCAACCGGCACGAGGTGCGGGGACCTCATCACCTCGGCGGGAGTGGTGACCACCCGAGGCGCGTCGGAGAACTTCCTCCGAGCGTAGGCATTGGCGACGAGAGCGGAACAGATGAGAGCATCTGCCTCTTCCGGCTTTCGCCCCTTCCGCTTCCCACGGAAGGGGTTCAGGGTGTTGGCAAGCGCCGTCATGCTGAAGGGCTTCCCCTTCTGCGACTCGACGTAGGCGATGGCCTCACGCCGCTCCTTCGGGGTGACGTTCGGGCGCATCGCCACGATCTGCTGCTTCTTGGCGACCGATGCCAGGGAGACCGCCTTGGTGGTCTCTCCCATCCGAGCCTCCACCACCTGCCCGTCCCCAACGTACATGGCGGCATGGCCGAAGTCGGTCCCCTGCACGGCCTTCGAGATGGGCTTGTAGAAGTACTTCCCGAAGGTGCTCTGCATCTTCTCGCGGATGGGGGCCGTGAAGAGGATGTCTCCCGGCTTGAGGCTCTTCTTCAGCCTCTGGACGTTGGCAACGGCGCGCTGCTTGGCTGCCTCGACCTTCTCGGTCTCAGCGATCTTCTCCAGCTCATCGGCGAAGGAGGAAAGCCAAGCGCGCATGGGTCATGTCCCGCCGAGCGAGTAGTGCAGCTTCTCGCAGGCGACCTTCACGAGGTCCCTGTAGAAGTGCTTCTCGCCCAGGCCCTTCACCTGAACGAACCAGGCGCCCATGGTGTCACGGTCGTTGTGGAAGCCGACCTTGTCGACCCCGAACTCCGCCACCATGATCGACTTCAGCTTCAGCTCAAAGCCCGTCTTGAAGGGAGGCAGCGGCTTCTCGTCCCTCTTCGCCTGGTTGTACCCGGGCGGCCAGAAGTGGAGGATGACGTCGCCGTCCCTCTTGGCGAACTGCGCTTCGTAGCAGCCGGGGCTCCGCACCGGGGTGAAGCGAACGGGCTCGAACGGCATCGCGCCCTTGTCCGCTTCCTTGGTGATGATGGGGAGACCCGCCAGCCTCTCGGCGTCGAGATCCTTCGAGTCCTTGGACCCGGTCTTCCCTGTCGCTTCGTTACGTTCCACCCAGCCCATGTCGCCTCCTAGTTCTTGAGGTCTGACTTCTTGTCTTCCATGCCCGAGCCAGAGAAGTTACCTGCCGGGGCCAGCTTGAGCAAGGACGGAGGCGTGATCTGCGGGTGCTCCATGCGCCACTGCTCGAACTGCTTGAGGGTGTCCTTCAGCGCCATGTCGGAGGTGGCGAGGGCGTTGTGTGCCTCGATGACCACCTTGCCCAGCAGGTTGATGCTCTTCACCTTGTCGATGGGGACGCCCGGCTTCTCCCTCACCTCGAGGAGCGCCTCGTGAGCGATGCGCTGCACGTCCTCGATCATCTTCTTCGAGTCGATCTGCTGGTCGAGTCGGAGGTGGTAGAAGGACAGCTTCGGCGGCGCCGTGAGCAGGCTCATGTATCTCTCGTAGTAGGAGGTGCGGCTGAAGAGGAAGCGCCCCCACTCGTCGAAGGTCATGGACGGCACGTTCCAGAAGTAGTGCCGGTACATCGAGAGGCCCTCTTCCGTCAGGTGCCAGTTCTGCTTGGCGTTCACCAGCTTGCAGGTGAGCTTGAGGTCGAGACGGGAGAGCAGCAGCTGCTCCGCCACCAGCCGCTGGTCAGGGAAGCTGAGCAGGTCGAGCGCCTGGTTGAGCGCGTCGTTGGGGTGGAACATCTCGTAGACCTGCTGCTCGCGCAGGTACCGCACGCTGGGCCGGTGCGTGCGGTCGGCCGGGTTGAACCCCGCCGGCGCGGCGGGGATCTCGGCCTTCATGATGGGCAGCAGCGTGGGGTCTGCTGAGAGGAAGCCCCACTCCTCCAGCCGCCTCTGGATCATGGCGTCTGGGATGGTGCGGTCCTGGATGATGAGATACCGCAGGAAGTTGGCGGCTGGATGCTTAGAGGGCATGGGCCTTCCGAAGGTAGAGTGCTGCCTTCCAGAGCAACTTCGGGCTGTCCTTCATCGCCCCGATGACCCTGTTGCAGCGGTTGCAGAGAAGACCGCGGACCTTGCCAGTCTTGTGGTCGTGGTCGACCGCCAGGTTCTTCCAACCCTTCACCTGCTTACCACGACAGATCGCGCAGCGGTTCTTCTGCTTCTTCTTGAGCGCCTCGTACGCTTCCTTCGTGAGGCCGAAGCGATACCCCACCATGTAGACGCGACGAGCCGCCCGGTTCTTCTTGTTGTACTCCTTCTGGTAGGCCAGCTTCTGCTTCCGCGTCTTCTTGTAGTGGGCTCGCTGCTGCGCCTGGGTGCGTCGCTTGTTCCGACGCACCCATCGCTTGGTGTACTGCCGAGCGTTCTCTCTGGCTTCAGCGGTGACGGCGCCCATAGTGCACGGGGTGCTTCGATGGCATGTGTCCTCAGTCCTCTCGGGGGCCCGTCTCCGCCACGCTCTTCAGGCCGGAGATGACGTTCTCGATGTTCTTGATGCTGCGCTCCATCGGCCCTTCGGGCAGCTCGTTCATGCCGAGGTAGGAGAAGAGTAGCATCTCGGAGAGCTTCTCGCTGGTCTGCGCCAGCTCCGGGATGTAGTCGATGAAGGTCGACAGGTTCTCCGGGTTGATGAAGTTCAGGGCCAGCACGTTGTTGACCGAGCTCTGGTCCTGAAGCTCCGCCGCCTCCTTGATGAGGTCGACCCGAAGGTTCGGGATGTCGGCCATCAGCGCGGCCGCGGTCTTGGTGGCGCCCTGGTACCGCTCGCCGAGGGTGGTGATGGTCTTCAGCCCTGCCATCTTCACAGAGCCAGTACGACGTGCTTCCGCGACCTTCTTCTTCGCGACGAGGCCATCAACTCCAAGAAGACCAAGCATGCATTCAGCATCAACCGGGGAAAGATCATGGCGGAACTCCGTGGCCAGCTTGTCGAGGCCGCAGCCGCCCACCAGCTGGAAGGCGCCGTTGTAGAAGAGGGTAGCAGAGGTCTTCTCCTTCTTGGCCGCCTCGCCCACGTTCACCTGCACGGTGGGCTTCTCCTTCTTCTCGGCCGGCTTGCCCTCCTTCTTCTCGGGCTTCTTCTCGCCACCCGGCTTCTTCTCCCCGGGCTTGCCGGCAGCCGGCTTCTTGGCCGGAGGCTTGGGAGCGCCGTCGCTCTGGCCACCCTGGCCCTCCTGCATCGCCGGGTCCTCGCCCATGTCCTGGCCACCGCCCTGGAGCTGGGTCTGGTTGTTCAGGCGCATGAAGTTCCAGGTCTTCGGGAAGGCGTACTCCACATCGCTGATGCGCTGCGGTTGGGAGAGGCCGTCCGTGAAGGAGATCTGGAGGTGCTGGCCCATCATGTCGAGGGCGACCAGCGTCGGGGAGCCGTCGGGGCCGGACATGGCCGAGCGGATGGTGATGGGCTGGGTGCAGATGGCGTTGCCACCCTGCGTGGTGAAGAGAACGCCCTCACCCACCGGCTTGGACTCGCCCGGCAGGTTGGTGCTCTTGCCCACCATGTCGCCCACGATGGAGTCCTGGAGCGCGTAGGCGGAGCCGTTGGTGAAGAGGGCCAGCGGCTGCTTGGTGAAGTTGCCGTCCCAGGCGAGGGTGAAGGGGAAGACCCAGCCCATGAGCTGGTTCTCCATGGTGTCCATGACCTTGTACTCGCCGAAGGACTCGACGGGCTTCGCCACCTGCTCGAAGGCTTCCTCGAGCTCGATGGGCTCCGCCGTCATGGTCGCCGTCTGCCCAGGCACCATGGCCTGCGCGGCATCTGGGCCGATGGCCTCGGCGGCCTCCTCGCCCGGCACGGCTTCGCCGCGCAGGGTGACGGGATTCACCGCCCCGACGTTGGCGTGCTTCACCAGGAACTCCCCACCGGGGAGCTTCTGGAGGGTGACCACCGTCGGCTGGATCTGCTCGGCGATGTAGGCGAAGCGGTCGTTGGCGGAGGCGCGCTTGGTCTTGTCGAAGATCTCGACCAGGTCCCCAACCACGCCGGAACGCTTGAAGCCGGAACGGATGGTGGCGTCGGTGGCGACCTTCTCGATGAAGGCTGTGGCATCCCGCTCGGAGATGGTGGGGGCGATGGCGTGCAGCAGGCTTCGCGCCGACGCCATCTTCGTCTCACCGCCCTGGCCCATGCTGGAGCGCTGCGGGGGCATGAGCGGCTCGATGAGGCTGGGATCGCGGGGCACCGTCGCCGAGAGGTCGAAGGTCGAGGGATTGAAGAGGGTCTCGCGGACCCGCTCCTCGGTCAGCGGGAAGACGCTGTCGCCGTCGAGGAAGACCGAGAAGGGCTTCACCTGGCGCTCGATCCCGATGACCGGGATGCGGAGGTGTGGGATGCCCATGTCGCCGTGCTCGATGTCAGGGCGCTCGGTGCGGCTCGACACGTCAGCGTATCCGAAGGCGAAGCCGCGCGTAGGATCGGCGCGGTCGAGGTTCACGTTCAGGTCGTAGTCGGAGAGGTACGGGAGCTGCTTGAAGAGCTCGCTCGTCAACTCCTGCGGCCAGTTCTCCGCGGACTCCGAGAGGCGTGCGGCGAAGGCCGACGTCTTCTCGTGGCCCTCTTCCTTCTTCTCCGGGGTCTGGTCGAGATACAGGTCCATGTTGTCCTCTCCTACGATGCCTTCAGGTTCTTGGCTGCCTTGGCGGGCGGGGGCTCAGGCGGCGTGCCGGTGGTGATGCTACCGGGCGGATTCTGGATGTGCACATGCGTCGTGAGCCACTTGATGAGGTCCGAGGTCCCCAGCATCACCGGCTCTGGAGTACCGGCCCCTACAACGAGAGCCGGGCCGGGCCCAGACGTTGAGACCACCATCCCGCCGGCGGCCGCAACAGCCACAGCCCCGGTCTTGGAGATGATGTTCACGAGACCGCCCGTCATCTCGGCGACCAGCGTGCCGACGAGAGACGCCTTCTGCTTGGCGGTGAGCGTGATGTTCTGAGCATCCACCTTCACATCTCCCGTCACCTTCCAGGTGATGGCGCCCTTGGATGTCAGGTCCAAGTCTCCGGACTTCTTCCCCGTGACCGTGAGATTGGCGACTGCGCCCTTCTCTCCTGACGCACGGAGAACCAGACTCAGGATAGTGGCATCGTCACCCTTGTGGGAACCGATTTGGACCGTGGCCACATGTTCGGCATCCGTGGCCTTCTCCTTGGCGTTGATGGTGAAGGTCGTCTGCTTGTCCCCGTAGGAGTTGTCCTCCGGGATGCCGACCGTCCACTTCAGCTCTCCGCCCAACGTCTGGAGGGAGTAGTTGGCACAGAGGTCCTTGATCATGTTGTTGATCGGGAGGAAGAGACGCTGGGCCAGAGGCGTGGCCCCGATCTCTACCACACCGCCGCGGCGCAGGAGGATGTGGTTCTCGTCTCGGGTACCGAGGTAGATGTCCCCCGGGTTGAGGTCGAGTCGTCGGTTGCGGTGGCTGCGGTCCTTCCCAGGCAGGGACGTCCAGCCCACCACGAAAGGCATCCCACCATCCGACGGCTCCATGAGCCAGCAGAGGGACCCCACCTCGGGCATGCAGTAGACCCCCTCGCCGTTGTGGGGGTGCATGTAGGGGGATGACCAAGAGACCCAAGCCAGCGTCTTCTGCGTCAGCTCCGTCTGCACCACGAGGGTGTAGTTGGTAACGTTCACGTCGAGCACGCGCGCCCGCTGTACGGTGGCTGCATCGAGCTGCCGGCGGAAGAGTGACATGGCTAGTACACGTGCGGCTTCTTGGACTTCAGGTCAGCGGGTGGCCTACCAAACTCCGCACCATACGCCAGCCCGGGGATGGGATGGCTCCCGTGAATGTTGGACTTCTGGGCCATGGCGGCCGCACCACGAACCGTCGAGTGGAGGTTCTGGTAGTTGAGCCTGGCCATCCAGTCGGTGGTGATGTTGCGAGGGATCTCTCCGACGCCCTTGAGCACCGGCTCGTGGATGACGGGGGCTTCCTTCTCCCCCTTCGTCCTGTTGTGCTCCTCGACCACGGAGCGAGGAAGGATGTCCCCTGGCAGCCACTCCGAGTGGCCCGGGTCCTTCACCTTGGTCAGGTTGGTGATGTTGCGAACCGCCACCTCGATGTTCCTGCGTCGCACCCCGAGCCCCTTGAACAGCCCATCGTGGAGTTCATCGGTCAGGTAGTTCTGCACGGCGTGGATGCTCTTCGTCGACTCGAGGAGCCGGTGCGGGTTGACGAACCCACCAGAGAGCTTGTCGCCCCTCTTCACCTGCGACCCCACCTTGATGTCCTCGTTGATGAGGTGCCGGGGGATGTAGTGCTTCGTCTCCACCGGCTGGTCGTTGTGGTAGCTGGTGACGATGATGTCGGCGCCGCCGGCTGGGTCCTTGCGGACCGCGCTGACCTTGCCGGTCGCCATCGACACCGTGGCCTCATCCCGGATCCGCTTCGGCATCTCGAGGAGGTTGCGGAGACGGGTGATGGCGTCCATCGACTTGCCGGCCGCTGACCCGGCGACGCCGCCCGTGTGGAAGGCCCGCATCGAGAGCTGGGTCGACGGCTCTCCCATGGCCTGGCTGGCCAGGATGCCGATGTTGGTCCCGTTGCTGTGGAGAACTCCGGACTCATTCAGGCCGAAGCACTTCGCGCACATCCCATCTCCGTGAGCGCACTTCAACGCGCTGCGGACGGAGACCGTCTCGATCTTCGAGTTCTTGAGCCGAGAGAGCACGGCAGGCGTGAGAAGTTCTCCAGCCTTGATGTGGGTGCCGTCCTTCAGCTTGTAGGGAGCCGCCAAGTAGCGGTCGTGGATGTCCTCGTCGTTGACCTTCATGTGAACACCTTCCTTCGTCCCGCAGTCCGGAGAGACGATGAGGGTCGACATGGAGGCGTTGATGATGTCCTTGGTGATGGCGCCAGGGTCTGCTGTGCCGCGGCCCTTCTGGATCATGCCCTTGCGGGCGCCGTGCTGGTACATCCAGAAGTCCCCGATGTCGAGACCCTCTGCGAAGGAGCGCTTGAGCGGGTAGGGCACCACCTTGCCGGAGGAACTCTCCACCAGCATGGGGGCTGCGATCATCTGGCGAAGCTGGGAAGCATCACCTCGAGCACCGGAGAAGACCATCTGGGCAAGGCGGTGGTCTCCCTGCGTCGGCCCGCCGTGTAGGAGTTTCTGGGCTTCCTCGATCTCTCCCGTGGCTCCCTGGTAGATGCGGATGACGTCGGCGTCGTGGGCCTCTCCCTTGCTCGACAGCTCATGCACCTTCTTCTCGGCCCTGCCGATGATGGCGTCACGCTGGGGGATGGTCTTCAGATCCTTGAGGCCGATGGAGAAGCCCAGCTTGTAGGACCACTCGTTGCCGAGGTTCTTCAGGGAGTCGACGGTGTTGGCGTAGTGGTCCCGGTGCTTGTTGGCGATCTCCGGGGCCATCTTCTTCAGCTCTCTCTTCGAGAACTCGAACTCGCTGTTGTGGAGGACCTTCGAGTTCTGGGAGTAGCCACGAGGGAGGCGCGACTCGAGGAGTAGCCGGCCCAGCGTGGTGGGCTCCTTCATGCCCTTCAGGTGGACGACGTCCGTGACATCTGCATGGCCTTCGTCCACGGCCTTGTTGAGTTCGGTCGTGTTGGCGAACGTCTTGCCTGTCTTCTTGCCCCACTTCGAGAGGAGGTGGAGCCCCAGCAGGGCCTCGTTGGCCGGCAGGTACATCGCCCCGTAGTTGGTGGGGCTGAAGAGGTTGTTGGAAGGGAAGAGCTTCTTCGCTTCCTCCACGGCCTCTCTGGACATGGGGATGGTGCCGGCCATCGTGTCTCCGTCGAAGTCGGCGTTGAAGCCACCGCAGACCAGCGGGTGGATCTGGATGGCCTTGCCCTCCACCAGCTTCGGCTTGAAGGCCATGACTCCGAACTTGTGCAGCACCGGATCACGCTTCAAGAGCAGAGGACGATCCACCACGACCTTCTCCAGCGCGCGGAAGGCGATGGGGGTCATCTTCTTGATCTCGTCCTGCGCCGCCAGCGGGTGGAAGTTCCACTTCTGGAGCTGGGCCACGACGTAGGGCTTGTACATCTCCATCGCCGCGCCCTTGGGGAGACCGACCTCGTCGATGCCCAACTTCGGTTCAGGGACGATGGTCGAGCGGACAGAGAGGTTCTGCCGGCGCTTCACCAGCTTCGACTGGAAGTAGCCCTCCTTCGGCTGCTCCACTCCTGGCTTGCCGCCGATGATGTCGAGGATGCCCTTCAGGGCTCGGTCGCCGCTCTGGTCCGTGTCGTAGACCTCTCGATGAGTGCCCACCGCCTGGAGCGCCTTCATGGCGTCCCAGAGCTGGGTGCGGAGCGGCTGCTTGTGCTTGTCGTCGAAGTGGGCCGAGTCGAAGTTGCGGAGGTGCTCGTTGATGAGGCTGATGTTCTTGTAGTGCCCGTTGAGCGGGGAGTAGTTCACGTCGCCCGAGGGGGTGGCCGAGGCCGGACGGAACTTCGGAGGCACCACCGGAACGTAGTGCATCATGTAGGCGTCGTGGGGCTTGAGGTCCAAGTCCTTCAGCGCGAGCAGGTACTTGAGCTTCTTGTTGGCCCGGTCCAGCTCGTCGGCGCGCAGCCCTGGCAGGGCTCTCTTCAAGGCGTCGACTTCCTTGTGGACGTCGACCTTCTTGAGGGCCGCCTCGACGGCTGCGCCACCGGTCAGCCCTCCGATCGAGTGCTTCCCCGCCATGACGTCCTCGAACTCCTTCATCTTGAGGCCGAGGAGAACAGGCACAGGTCCGGGCTGGTTGCCGCCGCCACAGAAGATGGGGTTGGGTACCGGCTCGTCGAGCTTGATGTGGGACCACTTGTCGCCGTCGAGGCCACCGGTGAGCTGCTCATCGAAGAGGCCGCCCGGGACAGGCTTCAGGTCCTTGGAGCGGAGGGTCTTCGCTGCGTCCTTCAGTTCCCGGTTCCCGGTGAGGCGCAGGACTTCCTTGTTGGTGATGGGATGGATGCGGACGGAGGTCCCGTCCTTCGTCACGTTGACGCCAAGCCCACGGAGCAGGCCCTCGAACTTCCGGTAGCTGAAGGGGACAGTGGGGGGCGGCGGCTCGTGCCCGTTCTGGATCATGTTCCAGAAGAGCATGTCCTGGTTGTCGCTCTTGTAGGTCGACATCTCCCGGATGTTGTGCCGGGCGTTGTGGCCGAGCAGCGAGTACATCTCGAGAGCGCCGAAGCCCTGACCGCCGTGCTCGCCGCCCTTCACCGGCTGCTGGTCGGTGTCGACGGCGAGCTTCCGCCCGTTGACGTCCGTCCCTCCGCCTCGAGCCGAGACCTTCTTCTCCACCTGGTGCTTCAGCTTCAGGACGTACTGAGGACCGACCAGCACGGAGCCGAGGGCGCGGCGAGTATCGCTCGGGTCGTAGACAGTCTCCTCGTCCGTGATCCCGTGAGCCTTCAGCTCCTTCTCCAGCTTGGTGCGGTGGTCGGAGTGGGCGTCACCGAAGTTGTCGACGATGTAGGGCTTGCCCGTCTTCTCGGCGATCTTCCCTGCGGCAGTCTCCAGCATCTGGCCGGGGTTGATGCGGGAGGGGATGCCTGACGGATTGAGGAGGACGTGCAGCGACTCCCGCTCCCCCTTGGCGTTCTTCGTGAAGGGCATCTCGTGGTCAGGCAGGATCAGCGAGACGATGCCCTTGTTGCCGTGCCGGCCGGTGAGCTTGTCGCCGATGACGACGGGCTCGTCGGTGCGGACGTAGACGCGCACGCCGCGGCCCTGCGGGTCGTGCACCACCTTGGTGACGGTTCCCTCGTGGTCCTCGTCCCAGACCATCGACTTGTTCTTCACCGGCTTGAAGGCGCGCTTGTTGCCGTAGGCCGACATGAGCGACGCCTTCTTGGTGTCGTTCTTCCCGATGGCGGCGACGAGCACCTGGCCTGGCTTCACCTTGGTGCCGACCTTCACGACGCCGTTGTCCTCGAGGGCGTCGAGGTACGCCTTGGGCATGGCCTGCGACTCCGAGATGGCCCACGCCTGGTACTTCGCCTTGCCGATGTGGTCGTTGTCGGGGTCGATCTCGACGATCTTCTTGTGCAGGTGCTCGGAGGTCAGTTTCTTCGCCGCGCTCTCCGAGATGACGATGCCGTCCTCGAAGTTGTAGCCCTTGTACGGGATGTAGCCGACCCGCAGGTTGGTACCGATGGCGAGGCTGCCGTCCTTGGTGAAGTTGTTGTCGGCTACCACCTGGCCCTTGCGAACCTTGTCGCCGACCTTCACGGTCAGGTCCGAGTGCAGCATCCCCTTCGCATCGTTCAGGGGGAAGTTGTTGTAGAGGTGGACCTCATGCTTCTTGCCGTCGTCTCCAGCGATGTGAACGACGTCTCCCTTGATGGACGAGACCTTCCCCGCGGCGGGCGCACGGGAGGCGATGAAGTGCCCCAAGAGCTTCTCGAAGGTGTGCTCGGGATCGCCATGGTCCGTCTTCGACTGAACCAGCGGCACCTCTCGGTGCTTCAGGCCGATGGCCTGCTCCATCTGCTTGTCGGCCATCATGATGCGGTTGCCGTTGTCGGCCGACAGGAAGGGGACGAGGTTGGAGGCGTAGTTCCACATGCCCTTGGTGGAGGGCATGACGTAGCGCGAGTCCTTGAAGGGCTTGTTGACGATGTCGCCGCCAGAGGTCTTGGTGCGGACCGTGGCGGAGATGGGCTTGGGCTTGCCGTCGACCCAGGTCACCTGGTCCGGGAGCACGGCATCTGCCCCGTGGAAGTCGACGGCGTTCACCCAGGTGGACTTCCCTGTGTGAGTGTCGAAGACGGGGATCTCGAGGTCCTTCCCGTTCTTCCGGACGTGGGAAGCGAGGTGGAGGGTGATGCCGATCTTCTCGCCTTCCGGCGTGTGCATCGGGTCCAGGAAGCCGAAGTGGCTCTGGTTGATGGTCTGCATCCCCTCGGTGAGGGAGTTCTCGCTCTTGATGCCGCCGAAGTCCCGCGACATGAGCGTGGTCTTGCGGTGGGCTGAGAGCATCTGGATGGGGTTGGTCTGCTCGGACCGTTCCGCCACCGAGCCGCCCTTCGTGAAGAACTCGCCCACCGGGCGGCCGAAGAGGTTGGAGGCGACGATGTCTCGGACCGACTGCTTCTGGTCGATGGTCTGGCGAAGCCTGGGCCGGATGGTACGCGCGCCGGCGCGGAGGATCTTCTCGGGGATGAAGTCCTCGATGCTGGCAGTCTCCTTGAAGGCGAGGCTGTCGCGGTCGTCGGGCTGGTGCGTGCCGCGAGAGACACCGAGCAGCTTGTGCGCCGCCTGGAGCAGGGTCTTCCCGGTCACCGCCTCGTGCGCTTCCCCGAGCGTGAGCTTCGTGGTGTCGGGGCGGACGGAGAGCTGGTTGAAGAAGGAGTTGACGTGCTTGTGCAGGTCGTCGGGGGAGAGGTCAGCAGGTACAGGCTCCTCGGAGACCAGCTTCACGAGCTTGGCGAGAGAGCCATTGAACTTCTCGTCGGTCTTCGGCTTGTTGGCCTCGAAGAGTGCCTTGCCCCAGCTCTTCTCGATGTCGTCGTCCGCCACCCCGAGGCTCTTCATGATCGGGTAGAGCGGGATGTGGGAGTTGCCGTACTTCATCGACAGCTTGCGCTTCACGGGGTCGAGGTGGACCGAGAAGGGGCGACCACCCTTCGCCAGGTTGAACTCCGACTCGAGCTCACCGTTGTCCTGCACCCGGGCGTAGATGCCGCTCTTCAGGCGGAACAGGTGGTCGACCTGGTACTCGCTGCCGTTGACGATGTAGCTGTAGCGGTTGGTCAGCTTGGGGAGCCGGGCGAGGATGGAGCCCTTCGTCTCGTCGATCACCTTGCCCGTGGTGTTGTCCACGAGCTTCATGTCGGCCTTGATGGGGACGCCCCAGGTTCCGTCCTTGTCCTTCACCTCGGTCTGCGAAGAGACGTCGTCGGACTTGAGGTTGTCCTCGACGCGCAGGTTGGTGAGGTGGATGCTTTGCTTCCTGCCAGCGTACTTGCCGTCTGGGAAGTAGGACTTGATGGCTTCGAGCGTGTTCTTCTTGAGCGACTCGAAGGCCTGCTCAGGCTGGATGTTCTCGTCCAAGGGTCTGCCCTTCGCGAAAGGGAGCTGACGTAGCTCCAGAGTACGCTACCTCGACGCATGCGAGGTCTTCGCGGCCTCTAGTTGCTTCGAGGATAGCGGCCAAGCGTTCGATACGTCAAACGAAATGCCCAGAACTCTAGGGATAAGGAGTTGTCGGAGTAGATGTTAGTCTCTCACGCCCGAAAGGAGGTGCGATGCTTCCGACGCAGTCGTCGTTGTGGGAAGACGAGAAGCAGGACGCACTTCTCGGCAAGATGTTTCCCCCCAAGCAACCCACACCCAACCCCGTATCTGAAGAGGATTCTTCCTCATGCGTCTCTTCGTGTTTACGTTCTTCGGCCGAATCTTCAGCATGCTCATCCAGCGCGTCACGCAGGCGATCCTGAACCTCATCGCCTCGAGGCTGGGCATCCCGGCCTAGTATGGACCACCCCACCAAGACAGCGGCCTGCCCTCTCTACTTCCGTTCCAATGGAGGGCAGTTCACAGCGCTCGGTCTTCCTATCGTGGGAGGTCGTGCACTCCTCCAGGAGAACGAACAGGTGGAGGTGGATGCAGAAGGCAACCCGCTGTACCTCGAAGAGCATCGAGTCTTCCAAGAAATGCTGTGCGGACAGGCCTTCGATTGCTTGAGCTGTGAGCTCCTTCAGCAGTGGATCGCTGGAGAGGAAAGCAAAGGTTGGACCCCCAGCTGGGAGTGCTTCATCTGCCTCAATGAGTCCTGGAGGCACGAGAAGGACAACCCCAAAGTGGAGCGCAACATCGCAGGCTTCTACCACGCTGGCCGAGACCCGTCTCTGGACCCAGGTGACGAGGACTACGACCCAGACAAGCGCCTGCTCCCTGGCTGCATGTCTTGTGGTCGAGGCTCCTCACTCCTTCAACTCGTTCTACGGAGAGCACGCTGATGAGCAAGCCGAGTCGCAGGGTCTGGTTCCCTGCCCTACTCGCGGAGGCACATGGCTAACCCTCCGCCGTTCTACCCAAGGGCAGCAGGACAACCAGCACCCCTGCCTTCTGCCCCAGCACCGTACTACCCGCCTTCTGCTTACCTTCCGCCACCGCCGGCGCCGTGCCACCCTCCCCCACGGCCCGAGCTGTCCCGCCAGCCTGCTGTCGAGCAGCTGGAGTGTGACCACTGCGGCGGAGTCATCATGCCGGAAGAGCAGGCGGTCGAGCTCTACATCGGGATGAGCGGAATCAACCAGCAGACGGGGCTAGCCGCCGTCGTCGATGATCCTCGGTGCGCCGATGAGATGAACACCTTCCGCTTCCATGAAGGGCGCTGCATGGTCGAGTGGTACGCGGAGACCTACTGCCCCGACGAGTGGTACGAGACCATCAGCCAGCTGGCGATGGAGATGGCCCAGGAGTCCCTGGAAGAGATGGAGGAAGAGAAACAGGAGGAGGCCAGGCTCAAGCAGCGACTAGAGGATCCTAGCGCATGAGCCTCGGCGACCAGATCTGGAAGGAAGACATCATCGACCAGGGCGACTACATGAAGGACCAAGTGAAGGTCCTCAACGACCTCGTCCAACGAGCGAGCTACCAAGGAGCGCCTCCGGCCTTGGTAGCTCGACTCACCCGCCTTCGCGACCAGTCAGCAAGCCTCTACGACGACTTGATGGATCTGCTCCCCTGCTTCCCGCAGGAACCGAAGTGAGAGAGGAGTCGGAGGCTCTTCTCTTAGCCTTCAGTAGAAGACAATGCGCTGCGGGGCAACCTCCGAGGGGAGGAGCAGATCGACGCACTCACGAGTCGCGTGGTCAGCGCAGAGATGGAACTGAGGCTGCCCTCCCACGAACTCGACCAAGAAGGTGGCCGGCTCCAAGCACACCTCACAAGGCCGGGAGGCCTTGAGTGGAGTGATCGAGAGCTCCTGGTCAAGGCGGTACTCTCGGTGGCAGAGCTGCGCGTACTCCCTCGTCGAGTGCCCATCGAGGTGGTACTTCTGCTGCCACTTCCGACGCGACTCCTGCTGATCGAAGAGGCTCTTGCCGTAGTACTTCCCGTGCTTCTTGTTGAGCTCGTCGAGGGTGTACTCGTCCCAGCCCGCACAGTAGCCGGCCAGTACGACCAACCCGTCCCCCTGCTCGACGACGTAGTCCCAGACAGGGAGGTCCCCTTCTGACAGGGACCTCTCCCTGGCGTAGAACACTTCGGCCTTGGACACGCCCTACCTCTAGACGCCGACCGGAGACTGCCGCCTCTCGGGCTTCTGCTGCGGCAGCGGGCTCTGCACGGGATCGAGCGGCTTGGCCTGGGAACCCTGTTCGCTCTGGAGCATCCGGATGACGAGCGAGTAGAGCTGGGGGTTGGACATCTTCATCGTCTGGAGCGCGAGGCTCTTCTTCGCGCCGGAGGGGTCCTGCTTCTCCGTCTCCTGGATCGCGATCACGGCACGGCGAGCGAGGTAGAGGAGGTTCATCCCGCCACCCGTCTGGCCCTGCGTGATGGGGCTCTGCATCTCCTGCGGGACGCCCTCGGTCGGGGCCTGCTGGGCGTTTTCGGGGGAGACTGTGGCGTTCTCCGGCATCCCGGGAGCCGCCTGCTCCCCGCCCATCATCTCGCCCTGCTGGCCAGGCTGCCCACCCTCGGCACCCGGCTGTGCCCCGGGCTGGCCCCCAGGAGCGCCAGGCTGCCCGCCGGCTGCACCCTCTGCACCGGGCATCGCCATCCCCTTGGCCATCATCTCCTGCTGCACCTCGGCCTGGGCCTTCATCTGGATGGCCTGAGCCTCTGCCTGCACCTGAGCCTGCGCGATTGTCATCTTGCGCTGGTACTCGAGCTGGCGGTCCATCTCGATGTTCTTCCTCTGCTCCTCGACCGCTGGATCCTGGTCAGCCTCCTGGAGCAGGGTGACGTCGGAGATCTTCTGGGCCTGGTTGAGCTGGAAGAGGAAGGCGGTGCGCTGGAGGTCGTCCGCCATCTTGAAGCGCTTCATGTGGGCGCGCACGGGCTTCCAGCCCATGTAGTTGGCGATGCGCCGGATCACGAAGTTGTTGAGCATGTTCTCGTGGTCGACGCGGTAGCCGATGAAGGAGTTCTCCAGCATCCGCATGGAGACGTTGGAGCCGCTGTACTGGAGGCCGCCGAAGACGAACTCCCGCGGCACGCCCATACCGGCCACGATCTGGTCGGACCAGGCCTGCATCTCCTGGTGCAGCATGAGCGCCTTCCCGTCGCCGCCGATGGTCTCGTTGCCAATGGGCAGGGGCAGGATGGGGATGTAGTTGTTGTCGTACTTCCACTTCGCGATCTCGCCCTCGACCCGGCTCTTCCAGGAGTCGAGGTTGATCGTGGTGTAGGGGTCGGAGGTGTTGGACCCGGCCTGCGGGAAGAGGATGCGCAGCGGGACGATGTGCTCCTGCGCGATGGCCTCCTGCGCCTTGCGCAGCACCTGGAGGTAGAAGGTGTCCTTGAGGACGGGGAAGATGAGCGGCATCCCCCAGCCGTTGTCCTTCTGGCTGATGATGGGGCGCTTGAAGACGAAGATGTTCTCGTCGGCGAAGCGGACGAACTTGTTGCGCCGGAGCGCCTCGACGAAGACGTCGGGGATGGTGTCGAGCAGGGTCTTCTTGCCGAGCAGCAGGTCGTTGCGGACCTGGAGCGGGAGCTCGAAGGTGTAGATGGGGTCCGTGCCAGCGAAGCCAGGGTCGACGTGGACGTACTCCGGATTCCACCGCATGAGGCGGATGCGGCGCAGGTCCTTCTCGTAGAAGTCCTGCACCTTCGCCGGCGCCGTCGTCCCGCACTTGTCGCACTGGATGATGTAGTCCAGGTTGCGCCACTTGTAGACGGTCTTCTTGGCCTGCACCTTGTGCTTGCAGTGGCGGCACTGGAGCCACTTCGTGAAGGGGAAGTGGATGGTGGTGATGCAGATGCCGTAGGCGAAGTAGTCGATCCCCACTTCGATCTGGAAGGGCCGGTAGCGCAGGTGGCTGCCCAGCATCTCCTCCCACTTCTCCTTCACCTGCTGGTCCTTCTCGTCGATGATGATCTCGGTGATGGGGTACTCCGCCATCTTGTGCACGACCGAGTTGATGAGCGGGTTCGTCAGGTAGTAGAAGCGGCACCAGTGCAGCAGCTTCTTCTGGTCCGGCGGCAGGTAGGTCTGGCCGAGGTCGAAGAAGGGCGACGGGTAGCGGACGCCGCTGCGCCCCATGCCATCGGCCGTGCGGCCGCGCTGCCCGCTGAAGCGGGAGGTTCCACCGAAGCCGAGGCTGAGGTTGTCGTAGGCCATCAAGTGCTTTCAGGCGGTGGGGCCTGCACAGCGCCCGGCGCGTGGCTCTTCATCTTGTCGAACCGCTTCCCGACCTTCCCGCCAGCGTAGCTTGCGGCGAGCCCGGTAGCCAGAGCTGGAATGATCCCATGCTTCATGGTGATGAGGCCAGAGGCCGTGCCAGCGATGGCGCTGCCGAGGCGCTGACCTCTACCGCGCCCGCGCCCCTCGGGGTCCTTCTTCTTGAGCGCGGAGGCCCCTTCCATCCCTGCACCAGCAACCGTCAGCCCCTTCATGCCCCACCACTTGGACTTGTTCCAACTGTCCTTCATCATCGCCATGGGTTGGAGATGGTCCTTGAATGCGGCACCTGTTGCAGCCGGCTGGGCCTTGGCCCACTGAGCAGCGTTGCGCCCAGTCTGGACGATCTTGGTCCCGACATTGGCCAGGAAGCCGGCAGAGATCTTCTCCAACTCATCGGCGAAGCCGGCGTACTGGGCCTTCTTCACCAGCTTGCCCTTCTCCGTGTACTTCACCATGGAGGCGATCTTCATGCAGCACCGAGCCAGGACTTGAGCGAGGTGAGCTGGTCAGCCAGCTGGCGACGACGAAGGTTCATGTAGCGCGTCATGCCGTCACCTTCCCGCCGCTGTGGATGAAGGAGATGACCTTCTTGAGGTGGGCAACCCATGCGTCCACATCGTAGTGGCGCTTCATGAGGTTGCACATCTCGCAGCACGGAACGACGTTGCCAGCGTGGTAGCCCTGAGCACTGTCGATGCGATCGACCCCAACGCAGATCTTGTCCTTGGAGAAGTCGCCGCAGTAGGAACACCGCTTGGTGGTGATGTCTGCGAACTCTTCCTTGGTGAGCAGCATCTTCTGCTTGCGTGCCTTCGCCTGGGCCTTGAAGTGGCTCCAGCGCCCATCCAAGGTCTCGCCCTGCCACCTCTTCGAGTACGCCTTGATGTCGGTGACGTTGCTTTCGTAGTAGGCCCTGACCTGCTTCGAGATCTTCGCCTTGTTCTTCCGGTTGTAGACCTTCAAGTAGTGCTTGGCACACAGGCCCTTGGCCCGGTGCTTTCCAAGACACCCCTTCCTTGTGCATGTGCGCTCGGTCATCCGTTGCTCCCGAGCCATGTCTTCAAGGAAGTCAGTTGATCGGCGAGTTGCCTTCTCCTGACATTGAGGTAGTCACGGGCCATGAGAAGCTTGGCGACCTGAGTACCCTCTGGAGTCTCGTCGAGCGAGTCAGCCACGTCCGCCGTCTTCTTGCCCTTCACCGTATCCCAGAGCTTCTGAGTCGAGTCGGGGTCGAAGCGCAGCACGGTCTTCAGGTTGTGGCCCTTGCCCTGGGCCAGCAACTGCGTGTCGGGACGGCCACCCATCGTCCCTCCGGTCCACTTCTCCGTGCAGGTGTCGCAGATGCCGTCGTGGAAGAGCGCCGAGTCCTCGTTGCCACAGTCCTGGCAGACGTAGTGGGGCTGACTCACCTCGACCTGCACGAAGTCGAGAGGGGCAGGAGCGAAGAGGACGTCCTCGTTGTGGCACGCCGCGGCGATGTAGAGCTTCACCTCGTCGGAGAAGCCCCGCTTGTCCAGCGTGTCCATGATGTCGATTCCGGCATACAGCTGCTCGAGGCCCGGAGCCTGCATCAAGTCCCAGCGAGGCAGGTTGTTGTTGAGGACCTGGATGACCTTCTCGAAGACTTGCCAGCTCTCCCAAGGACCGGTGGAGACGTGGCAGGTCTTCACCGCCATCACCTTGGCCCGGACGATCTCTGAGATCTGGGACTTGAAGGCCCGGTGGATCTCCGCCCAGATGGTCTCGGCTTCCCAGCCGTGCCACGCCACCCCGAAGGTGCGGAGCAGGGCAAAGTCGAGGACCACCGGGTGGACGTCCTGGTGGAAGAAGAGCGTGCGGATGGTGACCGGGCTCGAGGCCTCTGGCTCCGCACTCCGCGCGGGCCCTTCCACCGGCGCCGTCGGCTTGGCGCCAGCCAGCAGGTCCGTGAGTCGCTCCTCAGGGGTCATGCGTGCCGAAGAGCCTTGCCTGCGAAGTTCTTCACAGCGCCGAAGCCCTTCTTGATCCCGGCACCCAGCTCTTTGTGGTCCTTGGCGAGGACGGAGCCGCCCAGTGTGGCGAGGCCGGCGGTCTCGTACTTCGCCGTGTTGCGCTCCTTCTTGTCCTGCTCGGTGCCCTTCGGCTTCTTCATCAGGTGCCGCACGCCAGGAACGGCGAGGATGCCGAGGCCGGCGAGGTCAGCCGCCGGGGAGATGAAAGCGATCTTCTCGAGCTCGTCCGCGAAGGCCGAGTACATGGCCTTCTTGGTCTTCCCGTGCCGCTTCTCCACCTTGCGGATCAGCTTGTCCGCGAGGTAGGCACCACCGAGGGTGGCCGCGACACCCGCACTTCCTGCGAGCCCCGCCTTGGCGGCGAACCTCCAATCGAATGCCATCTAAGCCTCCGAGGCCAGACGGGCCATGATGAGCTTGGTGTCGTCGGGCATCGAGGAGAAGATGGTGACCGGGTCCTTCTCGAAGGCCGTCACGATGTCGTCGGTGAAGTTGCCCTTGAGGACGCCGCTGGCGGCCGCCTCCTGGAGCTTCTCGGCGTCGACCGTGTAGCCGCCGCCCTCCCAGCCGAAGGCCGTCTTCTCGGAAGCAGTCGTGCCGCCGAAGGTGGCCAGCCAGGGGTCGGAGACCGCCCCGCCCCAGTGCCAGTTCAGGCCGGTGGTGACGTCGGCCTTGGAGAGCAGCGCGGCGAAGTGCTCCGGCTCGATCTCGGCCCGCTTCTCCTTCAGGGCGTCGTAGACCTCGTGGAACTCGGCGCCGCAGTTGGCCTTCCGGTTGGCGAGGTGGGCCTCGACGTCGGGGGCGTAGCTGGTGGAGCCGTAGCGGGCCATCAGCTCCGGCACCTCGAGGCCGATGGCCTCGGCCCGGGCAGCCACCTTCACGGCGAACTCGTGCCGCTCGGGAGGCTGGAAGTCCGGCCAGCTCTGCTTGAAGTAGTCGACGGCGGCCCGGATGTCCGAGTAGCTGTCGAGGGGGAACTTGTGGCCGAGAGCGTGGTGCTCGGCGGCTTGCTTCACGAAGCGGATCTCCGGCGTCTGGCCGGAGACGTCCACCGAAGCGTTCTTCGACATGCGACCGGCCACGATGCCGGCGCCCGCGGCGCCCGCGGCGAGCCCGGGGTTGGCCTTCACGGCCTCCACGGCCTTGGCCGCGTGCGGCTTGGCCCAGTCGACGGCCTTCTTGCCGTGAGCCGCGATCTGCTGCATCACGCCTGGGGCAGCAGCCGTCTTGGTGTTGAGGTTGGAGAGAGCCTCGCCCACCCGGCCTGAGGACGGCCCGCCGGCCTGGATGGACCGGAGGTTGGTGCGCTGTGCCCAGTCTGCCTCGTCGCCGGCGAAGGGCTGCTCCATCGGGTCGCGCTTGCGCTGGGGGTGCTTGCCAGTGCCGCGGGGCTCGTCCTTCTTGGGAGCCTCCTCCTCGTCCTCCTTCTTGACGGCAGACTTCTCGAGGGAGGCCTTCTTGTCCTTCACGGCCGCCTTCAGTCCCTTGGCCGCGAGCCATGCAGTCCCACCGAAGGCCGCACCGCGGCCGAGATGCCGCCCGTGCAAGTGCGCGTACAGCGCACCAGCCCCCGCCATGGCACCGAGGCCGTGCGTCTCGTTGAGCGTCTTCTGGGTCGAGGACTCGGCCTCCTTGTCGAGAAGGTCGAACTCCGCGGCGCGGGCCATGATGTTCGCGTAGGCCGCGTCCCGCGCTTCCTGCGGAAGGATGCCCGCCGTCTTCTCGAAGTAGACGAGGGAGAGGAGCGTGTTGCCGGGGTCCACGCATGCGAACTTGCGGAAGACCTGCCCGTCGTTGTGCATCACGAGGGCGTAGGCCTCGTCGCGAAGGACGTCACGCTCCTCGGCGTTGAGGATGTGAGCGGTCTTCACGACCTCCGGAAGCTCTTCAGCATCCGGGAACACGGACTTCAAGACCGAACCTGTCGGGTCGTCGTAGAAGTCGAACATCACCCCTGCGGTCTTCATCGTCGGGCTCCTTAAGGCACGCGGAGAGGGACTCGTCCGTGGTCCGAGTGTAGGCGTTGGGGCCCTTCTATGACAAGGAAACTCTCTTTGAGTCGGTGGGATAAGGCGTCTGACGTTGCGTAGTTACCCCAAAACCAGGAGGTGTCATGTCGTATCAGTTTGGTGGGCAGCCCGCCCAGCAGCCGAGGTGCTTCGGGGACGAGAGGTTCCACAACCCCAGCACCAGAGAGTGCCGAGGCTGCACGGTCATGTCGTCCTGCCGGGACACCATCGTCCGGGCCAGGAACTATCAGGCCGTCGCTCCGCCGCAACCGGTGGGCTATCAGCAGCCGGCCGGGTACCAGGTCCCGCCGCCGGCGGTCCAGGCTCCCCTGCAAGTCCAGCCGTACCAGCAGCCGCCCCAGCAGGTGCAGGTCAGGCAGCAGCCGCAGCAGACCGGGATCTTCCCGGCGCCGCCACAGTACGGCTACGGCTGGCTGACCGACCCGATGTACTACGCCATGGCGGCCTCCCCTCCGCCGATGATCCCGCAGCTCGGTGAAGAGTCCTTCATCGAGAGGCTCGGGAAGAACATCGCCATCGACGCCATGCGTAGCCTCACCTGGCAGCTCCACCTGGCCACTCGCCAGTGGATCTGGCCAGAGCCTTCTCCCGGTGCCGGAGAACCGATGGACGTCACGCCGATGTCTCCAGTGACGCCGCCCAAGTAGTCTGTACAGACGATGTCCTCCCTCTCTGCTAGAGTCCGCCACCATGGAACTTTCCTTCGTACCAAAAGAGCCTGGCAAGGCGTACCTGTCGAACAGCCTCTGGCTCCCGAAGAGCGGCATCAGGGAGGGGCCGGTTCAACGGGCGCTGGAGTTCACCATCTACAGTGAGGCGGAGCAGGCCAACATCCTGCTCCGTCTGTGGGAAGAGTCTTCGACCCACATCATCTGTCCGAGAGAGTTCCTCCCGGCGGCGCAGTACGCTCTCTACGACTTCCCGTTCGTCGACCTGCGCCCCAGCTTCCAGCGGGTCGAGTTCGAAGACCTCGTCGTCCCTCGGGATGAGGAGCAAGTAAGGGCCTGGGAAGCCTTCAAGCTGCACGACAACGGAATCCTCAACCTCGCCTGTGGTAAGGGGAAGACCAAGCTGTCGCTGAAGAAGGTTGCTCAGCGCGGCGTGCCCACCCTCGTAGTCGTTCCCGACACAGGCATCCTCGAGCAGTGGGTAGAGTCCATCTACGGCAACGAGGAGAAGGGGTTGAAGCCGGGGCTGAAGTTCGATGGCGAGATGGGGCTGGTACAGGGTGTGGTCTGCAAGTGGGCACACCCGATCACCTTAGCTCTCGTCACCACCCTCTACCGGCGCATCGAAGATGGAACGCTGCCAGAGGAGTTCTTCCGCTACTTCGGTCTCGTCATCTACGACGAGGTGCATCGCATCGGGGCGCCGAAGTTCTCCATCACGGCCAAGCCCTTCTACGGAGACCGCATCGGCCTCACCGCCACTGCGGAGCGAGAGGATGGGCTCGACCCGATCTACCGCTACAACATCGGGGAGCCCTTCTACTCCGACCTCACCCAGCGCATCATCCCGGACATCTACTTCCAGCAGACGCCTTCCACCATCGACTACGAGAAGGCGCGGTCGGCGAGCAACACGATCAACATCTCCGTCCTGCGTACCCTGCTGGCGAAGGACCTGACGGCCAACACCTTCAGGTACTGGCACATCAAGACGGCACTCGATGCCGGCAGGAAGATCATCGCGCTGTCTCACTCGAAGGTGCAGCTCAGGATCCTTCACGCGCTCTTCCCCGGGTCGGGCCTCATCGTCTCCGAGACCAAGAACCGGATGGACGTTCTACGGGACAACCAGCTCGTCTTCGCCATCGCCAAGCTGGGGAACGAGGGCATCGACGACGCGCGGCTCGACACCCTCATGCAGCTCACGCCGTACAAGTCGAAGAACGCGCTTCAGCAATCCTTCGGCCGCATCCAGAGGCCGCTCCCGGGCAAGAAGAAGCCGGTGGTGGTCATCTTCGAGGACTGGCTTGCGCCCCCACTGAAGAAGCTCTGCCAGTCCCTGAAGCACGAGCTGAAGACTTGGAACTACCCCTTCAGCACGGTTAAGCCCAACGACGCGCCTCGCCAGCTGCCGCCTGAGTTGGTTGAGGTCTACCGCAACACCATGATGGCACTAGCCAAGGAAGAGGACGACACAGATGAATGACGCGATGATGCAGAACATCCTCGACGACCTGACCAAGAATGGGGTCGACCCCGAGAAGCTCTGCGTCCTGACCTGCGCCACCGAGCAGTACTTCGGGGAGCTCGTCGAGTACGTGGACGACGGGGTGGCCCCGGTCCGGGTGAAGCTGAAGGACCCCCGCCGGATCCTCCGTCTCCAGAAGGTGGAGCCCGGGAACCTGCGCATCGACATCCTCCTGCTGGACATCGACCTCGTCAGCTCGGGAGTGATCACCTTCTGGCCGGTGGTCTTCTACAAGCTCTCGGACGTCTGCGAGGACTCGAGGCTCCGGATGATGGCGCTCTACGCTCGCTACTTCAAGGAGCAGGAGCAGAAGAGGGCCGCCGCGGCAGGCATCATCCTGCCCGAGCCGCAGACGCCTCCGGGTATCGGGCAGAGGGTGTAGGGGACCATGGGAGACTTCCCGTTCGTCATCCCCTACGCGCCACCGCGAGGGAAGAAGGGACGCGGCCGTCCTGCGAAGACCTTCGAGGCCAACTCCCCGATGGAGGAAGACCTCATCAAGGAGAACCCGCTCAAGCTCTACAACTTCCCCGGCCAGACCAACGAGGAGAAGCTCGAGCAGCTCTTCTCGATGTGGCACGACTGCCAGCGCTGCCCGCTGGGGCAGAACAAGCACGCCCTCGGCCACGAGGACATCGTCTTCTTCTCCGGGAATCCAGACGCCCACGTTCTCATCGTGGGGGAAGCTCCTGGCGAAGAGGAGATGCAAGCAGCCATCCCCTTCATCGGGAAGTCCGGGCAGCTCCTCAACATGCTGCTCGCCTCCGTCTCGGATGACCCGGAGACCCAGAAGCTCTGGGAGGACTACCACGATGGTAAGAGGAGCCGGGACACCACGGAGAAGTTCAACGCGCAGATCCTGGCGTGGAGAGAGAAGGAGTTCGCCATCACGAACGTCATCTCCTGCCAGCCTCCCGAGAACCGGCAGCCGAACCTCCCGGAGATGAAGGCCTGCTGGGAGCGCCTGCTGAACATCATCTACATCGTGGACCCGCTCCTCATCATCGCCTGCGGGAACACGGCGCTCATGGCCGTGACGCGGAAGCTCTCTGCCCAGATCACCAAGGCGCGCGGGCAGGTCTTCAGCACCACGTACTACGGCAAGTCGGCCGAGATCCACTACCCGGTCATGCCCATCCTGCACCCAAGCTACCTGGGCCGGATCGCCGACTTCAGCAACCCCGATGGCCTGTACCAGAAGACGAGGAGAGATCTTCGCACGGCGATGCGAATGGTTGACTTCCTGAGACTCCAATACTACGGCACCCCCATCCCCAAGCGCAGAGGTGGACGATGACAGAAGCAGTGAAGACTCCGCACGACCTGGCCCTCGCGGCCTTCAACGCGGCGGACGCGAAGTACACGGAGCTCGAAGAGAGCTGGCTGCTGGGAACGTTCTTCGAAGACCTCGCGGGGCTTCCCGTGGAGGAGCAGAAGACCCAGTACGCTGTCCTCGTGGGAATGGTGAAGAAGGCCCTCGAGGAGCGCAACGTGGCGCTGAAGACGGCGCAGGACGAGCTCCGCCAGAAGGTGACGCTGAACATCACCAAGCAGCGCGGGCCGGAGGGGGCAGGCACGGTGCTGACCGCGGGCCCCTTCAAGACCACCTCCGTTACCTTCCGAGCCTTCAACACGGACGACCTCGTTCGCCTGTGCAAGGAGAACGGCATCTACGAGCGGCTCCTCGACCTGAAGCAGCTCGGGAAGGACGGGAAGGAGGAGAAGCTCGTCCAGCAGGTGATGGAGGTCGACTACCCCGGCGTCTACGCCTGGCTCAAGGGCAACGGCTTCCAGAAGATCATCGACGTGGCCTACGACGAGAAGGAGGGGACTCCCCAGGTGAAGGGGCCCAAGGTCCTCGCCTTCCTCGGAGACAAGAAGGCGGAGAAGTAGATGGCCAAGAAGGTCGACCTCACCGACGAGCAGAAGAAGGGACACTTGAAGAATCCTTCGAGGTGTCCCTTCTGTCACTCTCCGGACATCGAAGGTCAGAGCGTCGAGGTAGACGGCTCCCACGCCAACCAGCGCGTCTCGTGCGTCTCGTGCGGGAGGCACTGGTACGACAACTACACCCTGACCAGCGTCGAAGCAGGAGACATAGATTAGTCATGAAGACGTACCCGTGCCCCTACTGCAAAGAGCCGGCCCCGAATCTGTTGAAGCACATCGCTGAGAAGTGCGAGGCGACGGAGCCAGTCCGGAAGGCCAAGTTGAAGGTGCACGCACATGAGCCCCAACTCGACAGGAAGAAGACATGAGCGAGGTCTTCAGACAGGACGTCAAGATCGTTGGCTCCCGAGAGGCAGTCAACAAGGACCACAACATCAGCTCGGGCGAGGCCTTCCAGGTCGAGCCGAGCGAGATCCCAAGGAGCATCATGGACGAGATCGCGAAGATTGCAGGAGACGGCAAGGCGCGGGTGACGGTGAGCTCCGACTTCGGCATCAAGGAGTACGGCAACGGCACCTCTGCCATGTGCAGCGTGTCCCTCACCTGCAACCAGGACGAGGTCAGCATCGACCGGGCCATTGGCATCGCTGGGGATTTGGCCCGTAGTTACGCCCTCGAGCAGCGCGCCCAGGCGGAAGTGTCGTTCAAGCAACTTCTCGAGCAGAAGGCTCAGGGAACGTACCGGTAGAAAAGAAACTACCCAATTGGGTGGAGCCGAGTACAGGAACTAGTGTACATACACTGTGTCACCAACCAATGGAGGTGACTCGTGTCCAAGACCATCATCATCGAGAGGTTCATTGAGAAGCGCGATGTGGACGCGGCCCTGTACCTCCTGGGCCGCATGCTCGATCTCGACCCGAGCCAGCTGCCAGACGGGCGCAAGCACCTGCTCGCCGGCATGAAGGATTCGCTCGAGCGCACGCACCACATCACGCCCCTGATCCGCAAGGCAGTCATCGCCAACTACAGGGAGGTCATTGGGTGATCACGGTTGCCGAGAAGTGCCGCATCGACTCCATCCAAGTCGGGGAGTTGCAGGTCAACGCCATCTCAGCACCGTCGGAGGCCTCCGGGCCGATGATGACGGTGAAGTACGCCCTGGCGAGTGCGGCAGACGGCCTGCGCTTCGGTGCAGGCCACATGAACAGCGACTGGAGTGAGAGAACTCTGCGCCTTCTGGGCGAGCTCCTGAAGAGCGCAGAGCTCGACATCGCCCAGACGGTCTTCGCCGGGGTGCCCACCACGGGCAGTACCGACACGGTCATCGAGCCACCAGCCGAAGGGGTGACCAGTCTGTAGTTCGAATCCACATTCGAAGGTGGCATAAGGGGGCTGACTTCCACACGAGGTCAGCCCCCAATGCTTTGATGGGTCCTTAGGAGGGACCGTGCACGACAACAACATCGAACACGCATTGCTTTCCAAGGTCATCGAGACGCGAGAGTTCCGCATCCTCGAGAAGGCGAAGATCGACGAGTCGTACTTCTTCACGCCAGAAGGGCAGGAGGTCTACCGCTTCATCAGAGACATCTACCACGCGACCGCAACCGCTGGCAGTGTTCCAAGCCGAGAGCTGGTTCAGCAGCAGTTCCGTTCCTTCCCCTTCTTCAACTCGAATGACGACGTCGCTGTCCTCACCGAGATCCTGCGCAAGGGGAAGATCGCTGTAGAGGTTCAGATGCTCGCCGAACGTCTGATGATGACGGTCGGCACGAACCCGCTGGAAGCTCTTGCAGATCTCCGAGCAGCAACTCCTGGCCTATCCGCGCTGGCGGATCAGAGCGAGGACTTCTCGATGGCGGCCGCCTACAACATGCTGAAGGCCCGCTACGAGATGGTGCAAGGCTCGAAGGGTGTCATCGGTATCCCTTACCCTTGGCAGCCGCTGAACGAAGCCACGCAGGGAATGAAGAGGCAGAACTTCATCGTGGTCTACGGCCGCCCCAAGTCGATGAAGACCTGGTGGGCCCTCAAGATCGCGGTGTCGGCCTACGTCGAGTCCCGGCGCAGGGTGCTCTTCTACTCCAGAGAGATGTCACATGATGAGATCCTGGGCCGCGCTGCATGCATCCTGGCCGAGGTCGACTACCACGAGTACCTCAACGGCCGGCTCCAGCCCCAGGTTCGGGACCACCTCTTCGGGGTTCTTGCAGACCTCGTCGAGGACGAGAAGTACGCCGGTGCCAACAACGGTGGTCGCAATCCGTTCTTCATCGTCACCACCGACCGCGATGCAGAAGATGGCGGTGGCGTCTCGTGGCTCCAGGCGAAGATCGAAGAGACCGAGCCCGACATCGCCTTCGTCGACGGCATGTACCTGATGAAGGATGACCGGACCAAGTCCCGCAGCATCGACTGGAAGAACATCTCCCACATCTCGCAGGACTTGAAGCTCACCGCCCGCCGCTTCGACATCCCTGTCGTGGGCATCACTCAGGCGAAGCGGTCCGCAGAGCAGTCGCACGGCGAGGACCTCACAGAGCTCGCCTTTGCCGACTCCATCGGCATGGACGCTGACTGCGTCTTCCGGGTCTCGAAGAAGTTCCACGTCGACCCGGTGCTGAAGAAGAAGGTGGTCGACCTCCTCATCACCGCTCCTGGCGTTCGAGAGTCAGGAGTCTTCGAAGGCATGGTCATCCGGGCAGACCCCGGCCACACCTTCGAGTTGCGCAAGGTCCTCACTGGGCTCGATGCCGACGAGAGGTCGAACTACGGAGAGGCACCCACTGGAGGATCTTCGACCCCGCGGCCAGTTGCCCGCTTCAGGTCGAGCTCCTTCCGCAACGATGGAACCCTGAAGGACCCCAAGGTTCCGTTGTGAGCAAGCAATGCGCGACAGGATCCTAGCGATCTTCCAGCGCCACCTTCCCAACAAGCTCAAGCCATCAGGGAGGGACAACTACACAACGACCTGCCCCTTCCACAAAGGAGGGGAGGAGAAGACCCCCTCGTTCTCGGTGAACGTGGAGAAGGGGGTCTTCCACTGCTTCACCTGCCACGAAGCAGGCTCGTTGAAGAAGCTGCTGAAGAAGGTTGGCCTCACGAGGGAGCAGATCGACTCCGCGACGCAGGGAGTCGCCGACATCCTCCAGAGGAACGTCGAGCAAGCAGAACGGAAGAAGAAGAACCTCTTCTCCATCAGCGACCCCTTCGAGGCCAAACCGATCCTCGAAGAGTCCATCCTTGGCATCTTCGACAACGAACCGACCACCCTCATCCAAGACGGCTTCGACCCGAGGCTGCTCAAGGAGATGGACATCGGCTTCGACTCGAGGGCGCAGAGAGTCACGTACCCACTGCGTGACCTCTACGGGAACCTTGCGGGCATCTCTGGCGGCGCCATCAGCAAGGGCGTGCAGCCAAAGTACAAGGTCTACCAAGGAGGCAAGACGGTGAACGGCAGGTTCCTCGTCGGGGACTTCGGGGAGGGCTTCGACGAGATGCATCCGAACTACGTTTGCGAGAACCACAACTTCCTGTGGAACTTCGACAACGTCTACCCACGCGTCGTGTCGGCGTCAGACCCGAAGGCTAGGGTGTTCATCGTCGAAGGCTTCAAGGCCTGCCTGTGGATGCAGATGGCAGGATTCTGGAACACGGTGGCGCTCATGGGCTCTTACATCTCAGAGATTCAGCAGCGCATGATCCACCGCTTCGGGTGTCCGATCGTTCTCTTCCTGGACAATGACCAGCCAGGCAGAGAGGCCACCCTCAACGTCGGCGAGCGTCTCTGGCTCCCGATGCGCAGCAAGGTACAAGTGATGCGGTACCCAGAGGCCGACGTCCTTGCAGCGGTGCAAGACGAGACCCAGAAGACGCAGCCAGACGACTACGAGCTGGACGCTCTCCGCACTCTCGCGGAGAACACCATTTCGTATTCAGAACACTTCCACCAGACGAGGAGATCCACGCAATGCCGATGACAACGCCGTTCCGCCGTTCGCTCCAGAACGACACCAAGAGGTCCGGAGGCAAGGGCCGCAAGGGGAACTTCTACGAGCAGCTGAAGCTCCCGACCACCTCCCCGACCCCGTTCATCCTCATCAAGTCCGAGTACGTCGACTCGAACCCGGCCCCCGAGGAGATCGAGATCGACCCCGCCACCGGGCGGCCGAAGGAGGTCAAGAAGGAGTACTACCGCTTCCTCGAGCACACCCGGCAGGTCATGAAGAACGGGACGGAGCGGTTCCCCAAGAGCATCTGCTCCGCGGGCACCAACCCTCACTCCCCGCAGCCCTGCGCCGGGTGCGCCGCCATCGACCAGGGTGACCGGTCCGTCTCGCCGGCGTCCTACCAGACGGTCATGGGGATCGTGCACCTCGCGCTGTACCACAAGCACCCGCTGCTCGACCGCCGCACTGGTGGCATCGTCATGAAGCAGGCCTACGGCAACCGCCCGGCCGAGCCCATGATGGTCGACAACGAGTGCGAGGGGCGCACCTGCAACTTCTGCCGCGTGCAGAGGGGCGAGCCGCCCATCAACGACCCGCAGAACCCGTGGCCCAACTACCGGCCGCAGGACATCCAGACGTTCTTCGGGAAGCGTCGGTACCTGAAGATGGGGAAGAACCACCTCCAGGCGCTCATCGGCTGGGATGCCACCATCTCCTCGCTGTGCGGCAACGACGGGTCGCAGCTCATCACGGACGGCTTCAAGTGCCCGAGCTGCCAGTCCATGGTCATCGACATGATCCAGGACACCCGGACCGACGAGCAGATCAAGGAGGCCGTCAGCCGGCCCTACCCGTGCCTCCGCTGCAACCGCCCCGTCTTCCTCGAGGAGGTCGTGGCCTGCGAGGTGTGCGAGGCGGCCAACCGGCAGCCGGCGCAGCACACGATGTTCAGCCGAGTGCTGTGGGGGATGCGTCAGGGCGAGCAGACCGCCAGCACGATGGTCCTCCACCGCCACGAGGCCATCCAGGAGTTCTTCTCTCGGGTCCCGCCGCAGCTGCTCGCGGGCAAGACCCCGGACGCTCTCCTCGCCGAGCTCGCGAAGCCGTACGACTTCGCCGCGCTCTTCGCCCCGAAGACCCTCTCCGAGCAGATGAAGGAGCTGGACCTCCAGGGCAACGGTCCTGCGCCGGCGCAGGGCTACCAGCAGGCTCCGGGTGGGTACCAGCAGGCTCCGATGCAGCAGATGGGCCCGCCCCCGGGCCAGGGCTACGCGCAGCCCGGGGCGTACCAGCAGGCTCCCTCACAGCAGCCGTACCCGCCGGTCGGTCCGCCTTCGGCGCCCGGCCCCGCGGCGCCGCAGCCGATGATGCAGCCCAACTTCGGGCGGCCGCCGGGGACGTAGCACCGATGCAGTGAACCCGAAGGGACGGTCCGCAAGGGCCGTCCCTTCTTCTCTTCCGAGGACACATGCCTCACGCCTTCGACCTCACCATTCCTGAGCCTCACTTCGTCGACACCGAGTATGAGGCGCGCCGGTGGATCGACCGCTACCTCATCTCCCACCGCGAGAACGGGGGACTGGGCCTCGACACCGAGACCTCTGGCCTCGACCGCCTCCGCGACTACGTCATCATCTGGTCGCTCTCGGACGGCAAGACTCGCATCTGCTTGGACCGGAAGTTCTTGGGCCTCTTCAAGGCGCCGATCCTCGAGAACCCTGAGGTCAACTTCGACCTCACCAACGTGAAGTTCGACATGCACATGCTCGCCAACTCGGGCATCGACATCGTCAACGCCGGGGATCTTCGCTGCACCCTCACCCAGAGCTGGCTCTACAACGAGAACAACGTCGGACGGCACGGCCTCAAGGAGTGCATGTTCGACCACTTCAACCGGCACGTCCCCACCTTCGAGGAGACCTTCGGCGAGATCCCCAAGGCGAAGAAGGGCGAGATCCGCAAGACCATTGGGCAGATCATCCGGGAGGTCGTCGAGGGACACAAGGGCATGGATGCCTTCGACCGAGCCATCGACTACGCGAGTCTTGATGCTTACGACTCCACCATCCTGCGCCACCACTTCGACGAGCTGCTGGACCGCACCAGCCTCCAGTGGGGCTCGCTGAAGGACTACTACTACCGCGTCGAGGTCCCCTTCGCGAAGGTGCTCTACAAGATGGAGCGTCGCGGCATCACGGTGGACAAGGGCTACCTGCTGTCCCTGAAGGGCCCGATGGAAACGCGGATGACCGCCATCGAGAGGGACTTCAACCATCTCGTGGGCGGCGTCTTCAACCCGAAGTCTCCGAAGCAGCTCCAGAAGCTCTTCTTCGATACCCTCAAGCTTCCGATCGTCTCGTACACCAAGGGCGGGAAGAGCGGGAACAAGCAGCCCTCCACGGACGCCGAGGCGCTCGAGGAGTGGGCTGGCCAGGGGAGCGAGTGGGCAGAGAAGCTCCTCATCTACCGGAGCATCGCCAAGATCTACGGCACCTACGTCGAGGGCCTCTCCAACTGGCTCGACCCGTACTGCCGCATCCACACCACCCTGAACCAGACGGGCACCGTCACCGGTCGCCTCTCTTCTTCTGAGCCGAACCTCCAGAACATCCCTCGCCCCGACGAGGATGAGTTCAAGATCCGTGAGGCGTTCATCCCCGGCGCCAACAAGAAGCTCCTGGTGGCCGACTACGAACAGCTCGAGATGCGCCTGCTGGCGCACTTCAGCAAGTCGAAGAAGATGCAGGACGCCATCAACAGCGGCATGGACATCCACAGCCTCACGACGGCCGAGATCGAGGGCATCCCGTACGATGATGTGGTGCGTGCCAAGAAGGCTCCGAAGGACCAGTACACGCAGGAGATCATCGAGCTGCTCCTCAAGCGCCAGAACAACAAGTCCACAGGCTTCGGCATCGTCTACGGCATCGGCGGTCCCAAGCTGGCACGCAAGCTCACGAGAGAGACCAAGAAGCTCGTGACTGAAGAAGAGGGCTGGGGTCTCATCAAGAAGTGGCTGGCCGTCTATCCCGACGTGGAGACCCACATCGCGGACGTGAAGAACGACATGGCCAGGTTCGGCCAAGTCATCACCATCACGGGTCGTCCTCGCCGCTTCGGTGACCTCAACAACATGAGCCGGCGCGACCGAGCTGCTGCTGAACGTCAGGGCGTCAACTCGGAGATTCAAGGCACCGCTGCCGAGGCCTGCAAGTACTCCATGATCGTGGCGGAGAACGACCGGGAGCTGAAGGAGCTCGACTGCCAGATGCTCCTCCAGATCCACGACGAGCTCATCTTCGAGGTCCCTGACGACCCGGAGATCGAGAGGCGCGCACTCAAGAGGGTCAACGAGATCATGTCGGACCCCTTCGGCACCCCACTGTCGGTCGGCCTTCCGGTGTCCGCGCACTGCGGCTACTCGTGGGCCGAAGCGAAGTAAACGAACGAGTGTACACATGACTCGCTCAGAGCTGGTCGCAGACATCGGGAAGAGGACGAAGCTCCCGAGGCGGATTGTCGCTGCCGTCATCGAGGTGCTTCCCGTCAGCATCATCGAGGCCATCAGGGCTGGGGAGTCTGTTACGCTCCCTGGCTTTGGTGCCTTCTACCCGGTCGACCTGAAGCCGAAGGAGCTGTTCGGGGAAGGCAAGAAGTCAGCCCTCCGTCGTAAGATTCGCTTTCGACAGAGCCGCAGCCTGAGGTGACACATGGAGAAGCTAGGCGTTGAGCTGGATGAAGAGAAGACCAAGACAGCGGGCAAGGACCAGCAGTGCCCCAAGTGTGGAAGGGCGCTGGACCCCAGACAGGAGATCCCGAAGTGTCGGGTCTGTGGCACCGAGCCATGGGAGAAGGTCCCGAAGCAGCCGTAACCAACCCCACCACAGGAGAGTAGATGCCTCCCAAGAAGAAGACGGCTGAGGAGAAGGCTGCGCCCAAGGCAAAGGGCAAGGCACCGAAGCAGAAGGAGCCAACCGCAAGCAGGGCCAGCCGTGCCGCGGACCTGCTCCAGTACGTGGGCGACAAGATGGACGGTCGCGCCGAGCTCTGCCTCGCCAGCGACTACACGCTGCCGTACTACACGAAGAGACTGCCGACCGGCATCCTCTCACTCGACATCAAGCTGGGAGGAGGGTGGCCCGCTGGGGCCATCTCCCAGATCATCGGCCCCAAGAACGCCGGCAAGGACTACCTCATCTGGCAGACCATCCGCCAGTTGCAGGGAATCCTGGGGAAGAAGCTCCACGTCCTCCTCGCCCAGACCGAGATGAGGGCCGACCGCACGCAGGCTCAGAAGGTGGGCTGCGCCGTGGCGCTCTCCGATAGAGACATCGAGACGCTCGACCGTGCCAACGTCGCCAACGGACGTCCTCCGTTCACGAAGGAGCACCGGGCCCAGCTCAAGCACTCCATCGGCGAGATCCACGAGGCTCACGGCTACGCGGTCGAGGACCTCTACGACATCATCCTCCGCGGCATCGAGAGCAGGGTGTACCACCTGGTCGTCATCAACTCCTTCGGCTCCATCATGTCGGGCGCCGAGGCGGAGTCGGAGTCGCTGCGGGAGAAGACCTACGCCGGCACGGCTGGGCCCAACACTCAGTTCCTCCACAAGCTGAACGCCCTCCTCACCATGCGGACCGAGGAGGGAGAGTCCCGAGACACCTGCGTTCTCGGCATCAACCAGATCCGGGACGACATCAAGAACCCCAACAAGGCCTACAAGTCCTCGGGCGGCAACGCGCTCGAGCACGCGAAGTTCGTGGACCTGTTCATCACCTCCGGCGCCGCCCACGGCAAGGAGATGATGTTCCCCAGCGCCATCGGCCAGCAGCAGGCGAAGGACGTCTGGGGCAAGGACGTCAACTGGGAGATCAAGAAGGGTAAGGCCGGCATCCACGAAGGGGAGAGGGGCCGGTACATCTACCAGTTCTTCAAGGAGCGCTCTCACCCCTCCGAGCCCATCATCCCCGTCAACAACGCCAACTTCTACCTCGACTACGCCACGGTGGGAGCGACGTACGGCATCGTGCAGGTGAGTGGCTCGTGGCACACGCTCGTCGGCCCGAACGGCGAGGAGCTGCTGAAGGCGAACAGCAAGGGCAAGTTCGCCATGATGTTGGAGGAGGACGTTCTCGCCAGAGCGGAGGCTGGCGACCCGAACAGCTACATGAACTACATCCGCACCGTCTGCCTTCAGAGGGCAGACATCAACGTCAACTACGCAACCATGTTCGAAGGAGAGGACTAACACCATGCCTGTCAACATCGTCATCGAGACGCGGGTCAAGGAGTTCATCAGAGCGAAGGGCGGCGACGACATGCGCTGCGACGGGTCCCTCATGGACGCCATCAACGCCGAAGTCGAGTGCCTGCTCGAGGACGCCATCACGCGCGCCAAGGGCAACGACCGCAAGACGGTCAGGCCGTCGGACCTCTAGAGAGATTGGGAAGAGCTGGGTGAGCGTACCGCTACCCGAGTCGGACTAACCCTCCAGAGACACACGGCCCAGCTCTTCCCTTTCACCATGGCCCGCACTATCCATCAGCGACGCAGCCAGAACCAGGAGCGTCGCACCGCCAAGGATCTCGGCGGCCGCGTACAGAAGGGCAGCGGGGCAACGGGGTTCGCCAAGGGCGACGTCCGTGCCGCGCTCGATGTCCGAGCCGAGTGCAAGACCACCTCGGCCAAGTCGTACTCCTTGAAGCTCGCCGAGTGGCGGAAGATCCAGGAGGAGGCACACCAGGGCGGGGAGTCTCCCGTCATGCAGATCGAGTTCCAGGGCGCCGCCGGCATGCACACCAAGCTGGCCGTCCTCGGCTGGTACGACTACCTCTCGCTGCGCAACATGCAGAGCGGGAGCAAGTCATGAGCCGCCCCGTCGTGCAGCTCCACACCATCGAGCAGTGGGTGCAGATCAGCCCAGAGATCCGGTCCCTCATCCTCCAGAGCTTGAAGGTGAAGGACCGGCTCTACCGCTACCTCCAGGGCAAGAAGAACAGGCCGCCCATCCCTGACGAGGGGAAGTGGGTGCCCTGCAACAAGTGCGACAAGAAGGGCTGGCTCCTCAAGACGCCACGCCACGCCGGGCTCCACCCCTCGCAGATCATCAACTCCTGCCTCCTCAAGATCTACTGGCAGATGGAGGGCAAGGAGGAGCACGAGAAGCACAACAACCGCCTGCTCCTCATCTTCGACCTGGGCCACGCCGTCCACGGCATGTTCCAGAACTACGGCTTGGATGGGGCCTGGGGCGCGCAGTACGTCCCAGAAGTCCGGATGACGGAAGGTTCCCACCCGCTCGCAACTGAGCTCATGATCGAGGGATCCGCCGACGCCGAGTGCATCATGATCGTCGACGACATCCCCAACGCACCCATCTACGAGGTGGGGGTCGTTCACGAGTACAAGACGATGAACAGCAACAACTTCGCCAAGCTCACCAGGCCCAAGCCAGAGCACAAGCAGCAGGCGACTGTCTACTCGGCGGTCCTCAACAGGCCCGTCGTCGTCTTCCTCTACCTCTCGAAGAACGACTCCAACCTCGCCGACTTCCCTGTCGAGTTCGACCCCGCGATCTGGGGTGGCATGGAATCCAAGGCCCGGGTACTCGTCGACCACTACAACCGGCAGCAGGAGCCGCCGGCGACGACGGGCTACGGCTGCGAAGAGTGTGGGTTCGCATTCTCCTGTGAGGCCTACAAAGCCTTCCAGGCTCAACGCACCAAGCGGAGGTGACATGCCCGGCATCCTTGGAAGACTCGATCTCCTTCCTCCTGAATCCTTCGAGACCATCGACGAGAGCATGACCCTCGCCGTGAAGGATGGTCTCGAGGCTGTATCGAAGAAGGGGATCATCCACGCTGGAAGGCCCCAGGGCGTGACTGGGGAGCTGCCCGCCGATCTGTCGTCGCTGGACGACACCGCTCTCGGCGACCTGCTGAACAGCCTGTCTCGGTGGTGCGGCTACCTCGACACCGAGCTCACCTTGGCCGCGGCCTACAAGAAGCAGGCTGAGGTGCATCTCGCCAAGACGATGGCCCGTGTGCGGCTGACCCTCAGGGTCGACAGCGACGGGAAGAAGCTGACCGACTCCGACAAGAACGATCAGGTCGAAGTCGACCCCCGTGTCGTCGAAGCCAGCTACCAGGAGCTCTACCACTTCACCGTCTGGTCCGTGGTGAGGGGCGAGAGGGACAAGGCCCAGAAGGACTGGGACACCATCTCTCGGCGCATCACGCAGCGAGGTCAGGAAGTGAACCGCAACCGACGTGACATCAACGTCTCCAACACTCCGGTACACGGGCGGGCGTTCGTGCGCCGGCCGCAGTAGGGGGAATCATGGGCGTGGTCAGCAACCGTGGGCAGGACCAGTTGTCGAAGATCATCGAGTGGGAGCTGGTCGGGTCGGATGCGCCCATCGACCCCCACCGCATCATGCGGGACCTCTCCGACTCCGATCTGGAGAGCGCCTGGGACAACCTCCAAGGCGCCCCTCCAGACACGAAGAAGTTCGTCTCCTACCAGGTGGTGGAGCTCGAGAAGATCTACCGCCAGGGCCTCATGCACGGAGACTGGAACTGCATTCAGGAGGGGAGCCGCGTCAGGCTCTCCTACTCCCCCAACAACCAGACCACCGCGTGGGCCAAGTCAGGCCCACAAAGGATGACAGCTTGAGCAACAAGGGTCTCATCATCGGGCTGGCAGGACAGGCTCGAGTCGGGAAAGACACCTTCGCCGACTACATCGTGAAGAACTACCGCTTCACTCGAGTCGGTTTGGCCGATCCGATGAAGCGGTTCTGCAAGGAGATCTTCTTCTTCTCCGACGAGCAGCTCTACGGCAGCAGCCGGGACGCCCCAGATCCTCGTTACCCAAGGCTCGAGAGGTGCCACGGCTGCCAGACCTGCGAGTTCCGCTGCGACCACTACATCGGTGAGACGCACCTCACGCCCCGCTACGCCCTCCAGACGCTGGGCACCGAGTGGGGACGGGACTGCTACCAGAGCGTCTGGATCGAGTACGGGGTTCGCATCGCCCAGGAGCTCATCAAGGGCTACTCGACCTACAGCGAGAAGGACGGCCTCAAGTTCACGGAGAAGGACGTCGGCGAGATCGGCGGCGCCGTCTTCTCCGACCTGCGCTTCAAGAACGAGTTCGAGGCGGTGAGGAAGGCTGGAGGCATCCTCATCCGCATCAAGCGCGAGGGCTACGAGGGAGCAGTGGGCATCTCCGGCCACGCCTCGGAGGCGGAGCAGAAGGAGGTCCCCGACTCCTACTTCGATCATGTCATCGAGAACCCTGCCGGCCTCCTCTACTACTACCCGGCCATCGACAGCTTGATGCGCAAGATCCGTCCCCAATGGCCATGGGAGAAGGTAGAGTCTGCGGGATGAAGCAGACCGTTTGGACCCTCGCCTCCGATGGCAAAGAACTCAGGCTCTACGAGGTCGACTCCCTGACCCGGCACGCTCAAGAGCTCATCACGCTCCAGAGCAAAGAGCCGATGACGGAAGAGGACGCCTTGCGGTACGTTGAAGCCAACTGGCCTGACAAGGGAGCCGTAAGAGCGGCTGCCGAAACCCTCGGATTGGGGATCAAGAGATGAAGGATTGGCTGAAGAAGTACTACGGCCCGCAGTATGTGCCCGTGCTCCGCCCCTCGCTCGTGCAGGAAGGGCGGAAGCACGCGCTCGTTCGTCTGACCTCGGTGGCGGGGATCACCTACGTCTTCGTCCAGATGAGCGGGCAGCACGGGGTCACCCCCACCAAAGTGGCCTTCGAAGGCATCCCCGGATACAAGGACCTCGAACGCCTGCGCCAGGAGCTCGCTACTCTCGATGCCTGAGCCTGTGAGATGCGAAGCGGCTACGTGCCGCGACAAGAAGCCAGCGGTCATTCAAGTGAGCGGAGTCGTGGAGGACCCCGCTGGTATCAAGATATCCAAGACACTCAACGTCTGTGCTGAGTGCGCCGGCCCCATCCTGAAGAAGGAGAAGCCGGTGATCATGGGGGCCAAGTGCCCACCCTGAAGATCGTCTACCCGGGCCTGCCGCCGACCTCAAATCATATCTACTTCCGCGGAACGCAGCTCACCGCGAAGGCCCGTGAGTTCGCCGAGAGCTTCGCCAAGTACTCGGCCCAGAACCACCTCCACGAGATCAGCAGGCTGAACCGAGACGGCCTCTACGCCGTCCACCTGCGCTTCTTCATGGAGCTCGTGAACCTGTCCTGGAACAACCCCGATGTCGCCCCATCAAGAAGGGCGAAAGATCGGTATAAGAGAATCGACCTGGACAACCGAATCAAGCTCTTGACCGACTGCGTGCGTGACGCCATCGACATCGACGACTCACGCTTCTTCGCAGGCAGCCAAGAGAAGCACCATGACCCCATCCCCGAGAACGCACGGGTGGAAGTCTACGTTCAAGAAGTCGACCCTACCGACTTCGGCATCTAGGAGAGCCCTCATGTGATCAACCCCTTCACTCTGCTGCCAGAGAGTGACGAGGAGACGAGGGAGCGTCAGAGAGGCACTGGGATCCTGGGGAACGGCATCAACGTTTCGTGCCGCCCCAACCCCTACGACCCCACGATCACGCAGGTGCAGCACCGGGCAGTCTGCCTCACGAGACCGTACCCGGCCTGCCCTACCTGCCTGCATTCGACGTTCACCTTAGTCTTCAAGTCGCAGCCTCTGGATCCCTACGAACAGCTAGCTTGCCCGCGCTGGCGGGCAGAGACAGACCGAATGAGAGGGTACCCTCCCGAGTACTACATGCCGGTGGAGAGAGCCCTCTGTTCCACGAAGCCCTACACGTTCTGCCCCAGCTGCCCCTCCTCCGAAGTCCTCATCGACATCGGCGCCAACAAGGTCAGTGCTGGATGGTATGGACGGTGGCGTCGCTTCACGACAAGAGAGGATGAAGATGTCGACGACTGACCGGCTCACTGTAGAAGACACCGCGAGGATGCGGGCCTTCAACGAGACCGAGCTGCTCGAGATGATCAAGAAGTGCGGCATCGGGAGGGTCCGAAGAGGGCTCCCCCGTGACGTCCTTGAGGGCATCCTCGCTGGGAGGGTTGCCGTCACTGCGGACCACATCTCCCAGACCACCGAGACGAGGTTCAGACTCCAGAAGCACATCGAGGAGAACTGGGCCCGAGCCAGGAGCCAGCTGCCCGGATGCGACGGGCACTGCACCACCTGGCCCTGCACCGAAGGACAGCACGCCGCCTGCTTCGGCGTGAACGAGGACCTCCTGTGAGAGCCGCTGTTGGGGAGTGCCTCGCCTGCACCAAGCTGGGGACCTGCCGAGAGACAAACCTCGAGCGAGTCCTCAGCGGCTACACCTGCATCCTGTTCAAAGCAGTCCCTGAGGCGGTCGACCGCGCCAGGGCATTCATGATGTCGAAGCACGGAGAGCGCGCTGCGATTCGCGGCATGCTCGACAACTCCACACCACTCGAAGGAGAAGACGATGTCTGAAGCCAACACCGAACTGTCGCCCACCCCGGGTATGACCGCGAGCCTGCGCAAGTCGCAGCTCGACAACGCCCGCTTCGTGGCCGTCCGCAACCTGGCCTACATGGTCTACAAGGGGCCGAACGACCAGCCGCTGATGACGTACCAGCAGACCCTCGAGGACCGCGAGCTGGTGAAGACCACCATCATCGCCCACGAGATCGCCAAGGGCCTCATCGTCGATGACCGCGGGGCTGCCCCGGCCGCGGCGCAGATGATGGGCGCCCCCACGCCCCAGATGGGGGGTGTCCAGGGCAACGGCGTGCCGCAGGCCGCGCCGCCGCAGTTCGCCCCCCAGGCCGGGCCGCCGCAGATGGCACCCGCCGCCGCCTACGCCGCGCCGCAGATGACGCCGCCGGCGCCCCCGTCGGCCCAGCAGGTGGCCCAGATGGGCACCCCGCAGCAGCAGGAGGCCCCGGCAGCCACCACGACCGGCCGCAAGCGCCGCGGCGCCGCGGGCGGGGCCCCCGCACCGGCCGGGCAGCCTCTGGCCGCGCCGCAGCAGCAGATGACCCCTGCGGCCGCGCCAGCGCCCGTCCAGGCGCCGCTGATGACCGCCCCCGGGGCGTACGTCCCCCAGGCGGCTCCGGCCATCCAGGCGCCCGCCCCGGCGCCGCAGTACGCCCCCACGGGCGGCGTGTCGAGCGTGGACCCGGCCGCCCTCCAGCGGCTGGAGGCCCTCGTGGTCGAGCTGGGTCGCGGGCTGACCGTCATCTCGGCTGACCTCGAGAAGCTGTCGCAGCGCGTCGTGACCATGGAGCGGAACGAGGCCATCACCGCCGGCCGGCTGCTCGCGGCGCTCCACCACATGTACGGCTCGGTCCCGAGCCTGGGACCGGTCCTGTCCGAGGCGAAGGTGACCAACATCACCGAGTTCACCCGCCACCTCGACAGGTACGCCGGAAACCCCCAGTAGGGGCGTCGGCAGCCATCAGCCCCCGGGAGGAAGTGAAGGCCGAAGAGGTCCCACTTCCTCCCATGGGTCGGCGCCCCAACACCGTCGCCCCAACCACGTACCTGTCCCTCACCGACGCTGACCTCCTCGCGATGACGGAGCCACAGCTCGTTGAGTTCGCAGACAGGATCCTCGGCATCGTCATCCCGCTGGGCACGAAGAAGTCGACCATCATCACGAGGATCATCAACTCCTCGGTGACCGTCAGGGATGGCAGATGAGAATCGCAGTCACGAAGCACGCCGTCGACCGCTTCCGAGAGAGGGTCGAAGGGGCGAAGGGGTTCCAAGAGGAGTCCATCCGTCGACAGGTCCGCAAGATCGTCGAGGATGGACTCCGTCTTGGAGTCGTGAAGGACCACCCCCTGGTTGCCAACAGGCGGGTGGTTCCCTTCAAGTCAGGCGAGACAGTTCTCTTCCTTTCCATCGGGCCCAACACCACCGACTACGAAGCCGAGATGGCCGTCATCGGAGTTCTCTTCGAGAAGGAAGTCTCGGAAGGGAAGGTGGGGTTGGGCATTCAGCTGGGGGACCTGTTCCCTGCGCTGCAAGGCATGAGGATCGGAGAGAGGAAGCCTCGCTTCATCGTCTTCGTGGGGCCGGTAGGGACCACGGTCGAGAAGTACCTGGTGGAGAACGAGAAGGAGTTGCGCTCCATCCTCAACACCAGGGCACCCAAGCACGACGAGGTCAGCCTGTATGGCCTCATCGACTGAGGGAGCATGAAGGCCTTCTGGAGAAGAGGTGGAGGAGAGGACCGCAACTACCACCTCTTCACTCGCACCGCCAAGAACAGCAACCTGGGTATGGTCTTCTCATCGCTCTGTTGGCGCGAGTGGATCAGCACCATCCAAGAAGGAAGACCGAAGCCCTACCCGCCAGAGGCAGAGCAGCAGTGCAAAGCCTGCCTCGCCGCCATTCCGAAGGGATGCAAGACGTGAGAGTTTACTGTGGTACCAAGTTCGAGAACACCAAGGCGGTCCACGAAGTGTACCTCGCCCTCAGGGAGGACGGGCACACCATCACCCACGACTGGACCGAAGAGAACGCAGAAGGTCTCCACGGCAAGTTCCTCGAGGCCTATCTCGAAGGCTGCGCCGAGAAGGACGTCGATGGGGTTCTCTCCTGCGACGCCTTCGTGCTGTTGAACTACGCCGGAATGGCTGGGGGCTTCACGGAGTTCGGAATGGCCCTGGCCGCAGGGAAGTTCATCGTCGTTCTCGACGGTAAGCATCCCGAGAAGCCGAAGAACATCTTCTATCATTTGCACTCAGTTCATCACGCAAAGGACTTGGAAGATGCTAGGAAGATGCTGCTCGCTCATGAGCTCTTCTTGCAGGACGAGGAAGAAGCCCCAGTAGCAACGTAGAACCGCACGGCCCGGATGGCCGTTCACTACCCCGAAGGAGAACTACACCATGGCAAAGAACACCACGAAGCCCTCGCTGAACCAGAAGATCCGCGCCGCCTCGAAGGACCTGAAGGCGCTCACCAAGGCCGTCGAGAAGAGCAGCAAGACGACCGACCGCCTCTCCGCCAAGGCCGTGAAGGTCGGCGAGAAGCTGGCGAAGCTCCAGGCCAAGGTCGCCCCCACGGCCTAGCCGAGAAGTAGCGGAATCACCCGGAGGCCCGCGCTAGTCTGAGGCGGGCCTCTTTCTTTCTTCTCGGGATGGAAGGTAACGATGTCCTCCACGAACGTGATTGCCTTGAAGTCCGGCGTCCTCCGACAGGAGGTCGTCAACATCACCATGACCATCGCCAAGAAGTGGTTGGCGACGAACTCACACAACCGCAACTTCAGCCAGAACCGGGTGGACACCTACGCCACCGACATGCTGGCCGACAAGTGGCACCTCACCCACCAGGGCCTCGCCTTCGACAACGCGGGAGTGCTGATGGATGGGCAGCACCGGCTCATGGCGGTCGTCCTCGCCCAGGAGGTGGCCGGCGAGGAGAAGAAGATCAGCATCCCCATGATGGTGACCTGGGGCGTCCGCAGGGAAGCCATGGTCGTCATCGATGGCATGCTGGTCCGGAAGATCGGGGACCAGCTCCACCTCTTCGACGGCCTGGAGAACGGCCGGCGCTACGAGGCCGGCTGCCGGGTCATCCGCTTCATCGAGAAGAGGGAGTACGGCGGCAAGCTGACCGTCGACATGGCTCGCGACATCATCTCGAGGCACAAGAGCGGTCTCGAGTGGGCCATCGGTGTCCTCACCCGTGAGCCCCTGGCGCGTGCCCCCATCATCGGCGCCATGGCCTACGCCTACCCCACTGCCCCAGAGGAAGTGAACAACTTCGCAATCCTCCTGCGCGACGGCACGGGGGATGGGTGGCACAAGGGGAGCCCGGCGTACACGCTGCGCGAGTGGCTCATCCGTACGGAGGCCGCCAACAACCGGGAGCGGAACGGCATCGTCGTGGTGGTCCTGCGCGCCCTCATGGCTCACCTGAAGAAGCAGACCCTCCTCGTCATCAAGCAGGAGGCCATGACCGGCGAGGTGGCCATCAACGAGACGTTCAAGTACTTCCACAAGGCCCACAATAAGAAGCAGCCGCAGGTGTAGGATCTGCGGGTAAGCAGTTGCGGACCCTTCGGCTTAGGTGGCTCAGCTGATGTGGAACCGCTTTGTTCAGGAGCCGTAGGGACTGTGCAGCGAGGGTCAACCGGAGAGGCTGCAACTACCTAAACCTCCGCTCGCCGGCACGACACACCTAAGAGGCAGAACGGGGAGGCACTCGGTCCTGAGTGCCTCCCCTCTTTCTTAGCCCTCAGACGTCGACCGCTCCAGCGAAGTCCGGCAAGCTCTTCAGCCAGGTGTAGAGCGAAGAGCGCACCCCGGCAGCGAGTGCGTCGTCGATGTTGGGCATGTCGACGCCCGTGACGCCGCGGTAGATGCCCCCTGTCACCGGGGACTTCTCTGCCTCCCGTGCGGCCGCGTCCGCGTGCACGTCGACGGCCAGAGTGACCTGCCCCGTCTTGGTGTCGAAGGCGAGGTGCACGATTCGAGCGTACGCCTCTGGGGCCGCGAGACCCACGGCGGTCCTATCAGCGGTGAGGTTGAGTTGCAGAGCCATGTGTTCTCCTACTTGGTCAGGTCGTTGATGCCCGGGTACTCGTAGATCTTCTCTTTCGCCACCCGCCAGGCCTGCTGGACGATCCAGGAAAGAGACCGGTCCTGCCGGTTGGCCTCCGCCTGCATCTCGTCGAGCATGTCTTCGGGGAAGTACAGCGACTGCTTGCGCTTGTCTGTTCCTGCCATGTGTTACCTCGGTCGAACGATGACAGCAGGCCGACGAAGTACACGACCCCTGTAGACGTTGTCTCCGTCCCACCAGCGCTCATCGAAGTCCTTCACGGACAAGGTGCGCCAGTTGCCTGAGACGTTCGGGTCCATGATGTTGACCCGGCCGCCGCTCTCGTTCACGAGAACGACGTAGTGCCCGCTCCCCTTCTTCGTCCAGCTCTGCACATCGCAGATGAGGGGGACGTCCTGCTCGAGGAGCTTGAAGGCGTCCGACAAGCTCTTGAACTCGACTTGCTTCGCTGTGAACCCCAACGCCCGCGCCGCCCCCACGATCTGGTAGAGCTCGGCCCCGTAGTGCGCTACTCCGATGGCCTTCGCCAGCAAGGCCTCTGGGACATCCTTACCATGGTGCAGCAGCACGGCGCGAAGGCAGGCCGCAGAGCAGGTCCGCTGCGTCTCCTGTTGGTGAGGTCTGACCTTGGCGAGTTTCAACATGATTGGTGGTCGCAGATAGTGGAGGTCACAGGTCCCATTGGAAGGTTCCCGTTCGCCCCTAGTGGCTACTCATCCGGCCAGCACCAGTACATCCCGTGGGCGGGCTGCATCGTCTTGTGAATCACGCTGGTCTGGCGCTCCATCTGCCGACCACACGAGTCCTTGCGCTCCGGGTCCCCACTGATGAAGACCAGGTTGCAACCGGGCCATGCCGAGACCTGCTTCCAGACATCCTTGCCCTCGGCGTCCTTCTCCCAGCGACCCGCGTACTCGGCCACCTGATCCCACACGATGGTGACCAGCGCGTTGTGACGAACCGCCTTCGCATCCACGAAGATGATGCTGCTGCCAACCTCGAGCTTCCTGTCCATCTGCGACCTCCTTGTTACCCCGCAGGCCAATCCTGCGGGAGGCCGCTATCTCCACCGCACCCCGAGCTGGCCCTGTGCGGCAACGAATCCTTTGGCGCTGAAGGCGGCGCCAGCTGAACCATCCCACTGGAGCCCCCACGTCTCGAATGGAGGGAAGAGTAGAACCGGTCCCGCCCCCAGCTTGTCTGACGTAGCCACCACGGTGCCGCCAACTCCCCAGCGGAACGGTGTGGGCTCCTTCTCTCTCAATGCCACAGGCGCCTGTCCCTGCACAGCACTTGCCCAGAGCTTCCGGCCGGTCGGTGTGTCGCGCCAGCAGGAGCCCGTACCGATGAAGACGTGGTTGTTGTTCTTGGTCTCGTAGGTGACCTCGGAGATCTCGACGTGCCCCGTGTCGCCCTCCACCACCAAGATGTCCGGCTTCTTCCCATCCGGGCCCGCCACGGGACACTCCCGAGCCGGCGTGCCTGGCGCCGCGGGGAGGGTGGGGCTTGGGATGGTCCGCCACTCCACCACCGTGATGACCTTGGGCTTCTCGCCCAGCGCCTTCCAGAGCTTCGCCCGCTCCGCGGTGAAGTCGGCATCCTTGCTGGCGATGAGCTTCTCGGCCGCGGTGAGGTCCTTCTTCGACCTCTCAGCCTCCACGGTGAGGTTGGCCTTGAGCAGCTTCTCCCTCTCCTCCGCCTTGCCCAACGCGTCCTCTGCGGAACGGGCCCGGTTGAGCGCGGAGACGAAAAGGAAGATGGCCACCGCCAGCAGTATCACCGGCACCCACGGGATGAAGGGCTTGACCTTCTCGAAGGAGATCACCGGCTCCCCCAGAGCCAGGCCCCGAGGCCCATGAAGATGAGGCAGACCTCGAGGTGCGTGGCGGAGGGCACGCGGTCACGGAGGAAGAAGTCTCGGTAGATGACGAGGAGGGCGAGGCCGATGAGGATGAAGGGCCCCCAGGCGGGGCCGCCCTTGCTGCCGAAGAAGTGGCCGCAGAGGGTGCCCCAGAGCGCGGGCCACAGCATCCACCTCTCTGCACCACTCCTCATCGCGTCGGTGAGCGGCGGGTCGCCCCGGACGAGCGCGATGACCTCGACGATGAGCAGAGCGACGCCGAGGAACACCCAGGTCGCTTGGGTGTAGGTCATTCCCCAGAGGATGCGCGGAAGGTCTGCCATGTCAGTCCTTGGGCAAGACGGGGGCAGGAAGAGGAAGCTCTCCGGTGGTCTCCACGCCGGCGGCCGCCTTCTTGGCCAGCTTCACGGCACGCACCTTCTCGAACATCTCCTCGTCGGTGGGGTTGGTGTCCCCACCCTTCATGAGACCCATGAAGCCGGGAATGGCGGCGACCCCGAGGGTGAAGGCCCACTTCTTCCAGGGCCAGGTGATGGCCGCGTCGTAGCCGCCCTGCGGGATGATCTGGAGCAGCAGACCGGAGAGCCAGCCCAAGAAGGCACGAATGCTCTGCTTGTAGGGCTTGATGCCCTTCTGGAACTGCTTGTACGTCGCCTTGGCCTTCATACTTCCTCCTTATTAGCAGCCCGCGTTGAGGCCGCCGGGGCAGTGCGGGTTCGAGATGTTGTGCGAGAGGAGCCCATCGGACACGTAGGTCCTGGCCCCCGCCACGGTGATGGACACGGTCACGGCGGTGACCTTCTCATCCACGATCTGCTTCACCACCCCAGGCTGCGAGCCATCGAGGATCTCTCCGGGCTCGAGGTCGTAGGCCATGAGCCAACCACCACCCGAGAAGAAGCGATGGCTCGGGGTGACGCGAAGGATGCGCCCGTCCTCGAGCTCCACTCGAACGATGGGAAGCTTGTTGATGTTCACAGCCTTGATCGGGAAGGATCCCCAGACGTCGACTCCGGAGTCTGGCTTGGTCCAGACCTGGTCTCCCACCTTGAGGGTCTCGACCGCCACCACCCGATTGTCGGGCAGGAGGATTGGAGTGCCTGGCACCACACAGAGGCAGCAGTCCGTTACTGGGTCCGCGCCTGCGGCGGTGTCATTGACGGTGATGGTCGCGGTCGCCGTCTTGCCGTTGGCGTCGGTCACCTGGACGGTAGCGCCGGAGGGGAAGGACGCCGCAGTCGGCTGCCACGATACCGACCTGCTCGCCGTCGGGCTGGACGTGATCCAGTGGCCATTCGCACCACCTGTGGGGGTGGAGAGAGTGAATGGACCAGTCCCTCCCACGATGGAGAGGAACGCGGTCTCTCCGTCGTTCTGCCAGACGGTCTGCGCAGCAGGAGTCAGGTAGACGTCAGGGAGTGGCGTCGGCAAGCCGGCGCCGCCCGGGATCATGTAGAGCGTCGAGTCCGTCGTGGTGGTGACGAACCAGTAGGTGCTGGAGCCCCCGAAGGCGTTGTAGATGGTGATGCGGGCAGCCGGTACGGTGCCCGCTCCCATGGTGGGGAGGCACATGGTTGCCGTGATGCCGGTTGCGTTCACCGCATCCGATGAGGTGAGCGACGCGAAGAGCCGATCTGAGATCGAGTGGAAGGACTTGAGAAGCACCGCACTGACCGTGCCGTTCGTCCCTCCGGTGTCCTTGTACTGGGTCGGGTACGTGCTGCGGTCCCAGGCCCGGTCCATCGTGTACCACTCGACCGTGGCGTGCCGCATCGCCTCGAGGTTGTCCGAGTTCGAGGAAGGCTGCAACGTGAGCAGGAGAGCACCCGCCTTGAGGGTGGTGTCCCAGACCTGCTTCGTGGCCGTCAGCTTGGTGATGTTGGGGCAGCCCCCCATGACCTGAGCCGAGATGTTGCCGCGCCAGAAGTACTGGACGCCGGCCGACCCAACCGTCCCGTACCTGGCGATCCTTCTCCAGATCCGTTCGATGAGCTCCATGGACGTGTACTGGGAGCCGTTTTCGTAGAGGGTGAATCCGTCCTTGGTGACGTCCATGACGGGCACGCTCGCGGCCACATCATTGGCGACACGGAAGAGCGGAGAGGTGTCAGTCTTCGGACCATCCTTTGGTGCCACGCGGACGGGCCCGTCCCCCACCGTGTTGGCCCGGAGAGTCAGCGGGGAGACCCCAATCGTGGCTTGGTTGGCCGTGAGGGTGTGCCCCGTCTCCCAAGACGTCCACAGCCCTCCAGGATCGGTCGTCACCCAGCCGGTGGAGTAGTTGATACCGGTGATCACGCCATGGTCATCTGCGTTAAGGGTGTCAGTGACAGTGTCCCCCGTCCGGAACTTGGCGACATCGGTCAGGCTCATCTGGAAAGACTCGACAGTGAACGCGATGACCACTCCGCTCACGCTCTGCGCCGGCACGTAGCCGCTCTCGATCACGGGGACCGTGAGCTTCGCAGAGAGGATCGCCTCTCCTGTAGCTGGGGCCGCTCCCGCGGCTCCGACGCGCAACCCCCTAGTGAGGATTGCGCTTCCGTCCACGAGACTCACGGTGCCGTTGGCGTTGGTGACCGTGGCCGAGGAAGAAGAGATCGACTGGGTCACTGCCAAGGTTCCGGAAACCGTCGTAGACACCGCGCCAATGGCCACCAAGGTGGCGTTGGTCCCAAGGTAGACACCAACGTTGGAGACTCCCACGTACGTGTTGGCGGACCCGGTGCCCACGGTCGTGGAGGTTGTCCCGAAGAGGCTAAGCGTTCCCGCATAGCCCTCGACCACCGGAGTGGAGACCTTGGTGGTGCCGATGAGCGTCGACGCTTGGGCGCTTCCCGTGACCGTGATGCTTGCTCCGGAGATCGACAACGTCACCGCCAGGGTGCCGAGGACCACCGTCGAGGTACTCGCGCCTCCGAGGCTCACCGTAGTGGCGTTGGTGCCGAGGTACACGGTGATGGACCCATCTCCGACGCGAGTGCTGGTCGCTCCGAAGAGGCTGAGCGTCCCCTGTCCGCCGTAGATGGCCACCTCTCCACCGACTCCGGTGGAGAGGTTTGCCATCGAGACGAGATCACCCGTGATCGAGTCGAAGCAGTCGACGGCGAAGATGGTGCTGCTGGGAGAGACGAAGAGCTCCCCAACCTTGGGGTCGGAGACCGGGAGGGTGAGGTTCTTGAGGATGACCTTCTGGGAGTCGGACGAGGTGAGGAGCGGACTGCTCCCGTTCCTCGCCAGAGAGATTGAAGGGTTCTCCCCCCGAATCATGATGGGATACCCCGCGGTAACCCATCCACCGACTGGGCTCGCTTGGTCGTAGGTGACGACGATCTCCGTCACGTCGACAGCGCGCAGCGCGCAGTAGTAGATCGCCGTCTGGATGTCGGGGAGCATCGCGTAGGCCCCGCCCACGGTCACATGCTCCGTGACTTCTCCGGCGATGCGTAGGTCGTGCGTGATGGCGCCGCTGACCACCTTGGCGATAGGGATGCCGGTGCCGGGCAGCAAAGTGCCGGCGGATGTCGCAAGAGTCGCGGCACCAGAGGTTGTGAGGATGATGTAGCCGGTGTAGCTGCCCAGCCCTGTGAGCGTCGAACTCACGTCGTTACGGAACCCGTTCTTCCGGATCACCATCCCGGAGACCGTAAGAGTGCCCACGGTGAGCGACATCGTCCCCTTGGTGACGATGACATCGTTGTGGGGGAACCCTTGCGCGAGGATGTTCAAGGCAGGGTTGTTCATCCCCTCGCCGTGCGCTCGGGAACGTGGGGAGGAGGGAACGGCTGCCCACACCACAGTGCCAATGGCGGAGGGAGCCATCGGGGGTGAGACTACGAGCTTTGGAGCGTCGATGGTGGGGCCCGTCCAGAGGTAGAGCCCGCCGAAGTTCTCGGTGTTGCCTCGCGTGCCGTTGAGGCTGACGATCGGTTGGACCTCATTGGCCCCGGAAAGTCCCGCATCGGTGAGCTCTGCCTTCGACAGCGGAGCCAGGCTCAGCCCGTTCCCGATGACGGCCTCCACCTTCCAGCGAATGCCGTTGTTGGCCCACGGGAGCTTCGTGGTGTTGGCGTCGGGACGGATCTCTACGTAGTCGCCCACTCGCGCGGCGCCGAAACCGCCGGAGCGGTAGACGACTCGACCACCGAGGATCTCATCGATCTGGTAGGGGCCTGCCTTCACCAAGCTGAGCCCGAAGACATTCCCGGGACCGGCTGCGGAGGTGGCATTGGCGTAGGGAGCGGCCCCAGTGAGCTCGGACAAGAACGCGGCCTTCACCACACCGACCGCCTGGTGTGGGGACGGGTAATAGCCCGAAGCGGCGGTCAGGTAGAAGAAGGGAGCGATCGCGGCCTTGACGAGAGTGACCCCTGCACGCAAGGAGCCCAGGCCATTGGAGACGCCGAGCCCGACGTATGGAGCGTTCGGTGTGATCGAAACGAGAGAGTAGTTGCCGGAGGTGTCATCGATGGAGGTGACCGTCCCCCACTCCACGAACTGCGGGGTCGTCCTGTTCCCGTCCGACAGCAGGACGTCCAGGTTCGCTGAGAGGCGAGCCAGTGCGCGAACGAAGCTCTCAGAGTTGAGACTCTCGCCGGGGACGGGCATCACTGCGCCGAAGAGGTTGTTGATCCTGCCCTCTCCAGCGCCTGCCACATCACCAGCGTAGGTACGCAGTGCTCCCAGCCTCAGGTCGAATCCGAGGGCACGA